ATGAAGCGGTATCTGACCAGCGCTAGCCTCGAGTATGTCCATCGCACAAAGAAGAAGGTACGCAAGCTGATGGCTGAGCGAAAACTCAGCCAGACCAAGATCAGCAAGTTGACTACCATCCCCCGATCCAGCATCAGTAGATGGCTATCGCCACACCACGACGACTTCATGGGGCTGGCCGAGGCCGTCATGGTCTCGACGGCAATGGGGATCTCCGTCCAGGCAATCCTGGCGGATCCGGACTGGAGCGTGTCAGATGATGAGCACATGGGGCTGATCAACCGCGCGGCGAGGTTACCGAAGCCACATCTTGCGTCGATGCTGAACTGCTATGCAGAGATTCTTGGTGTGAGAGTTGGATAGCTTCGCTGAGAATTGCAGCAAGCAGATCATCTGCCCGCTGGCGTTCTACCGGAGACAGGTCGAGATGAAGAAGCAAATCTTCGAGGGAGGAGATATTGGCAAGAATGGTCATCGTGAAAACTCCATAACACAAGTTACCGCCGCTTGTGGATAGTCCACTGGCAGGCAGTTGTTCAAAGGTTATGGTTCACGTCTAGCGCACAGGTGGCGCCACAATTAAGTAAATTAGGCACTGCTCACCATAACCGGAAAGGCAATCTCCTGGTTATGGTTTTAAAAACCCACTCATCCGAGCGGCATCATTTGATGCCCGCGTACATTACTCCCATTGAATGGCCTTAGTCAATGGCACTCCACTGCCATTGCTACCAATTCGCAACGATCGCATTCAACCCCAATCCAAGCAGCACCATGGCAAACATGAACGCCATGAACGTCTCGAGGCTTGCACGCGTTGACTGGCTGAAGCACCAGTAACCGACTGCGGCAGGGATCAGGCCAAGCACCAGGCTGACGCTAAGCAGTTTCAGCGCCAGCACCATGCAAACTATCGCTCCAACCAACCACATCGCGCAATCCTCCCTGATAAAGGCCTCAGTGTACTCCCTTCGCTGAGGCCCAGCCAGGGCCGCTATTCCCAGTTCCTCCTGTTGTTGTTGACGGCCTGGTACACCAGGTCATTGCGACGTGAAAGCAACTCATCGATACGCCGGCGCTTCTCATCTGCGCTAAGCACCCGGTCACGTTGCAGCAGCTCAATCCGATTGCGAAGCACCCTGATCTGCTGCTGAGTGCGGCTCAGGCTGCTGCGAGACTTCAAGATCCCGCCCTGCTCGTCCAGCAGCTCATTCGCCTTGTCGGTCAACCCCTCGTTACGGTACTGGTCAACCGTGCGCTTGAGCTGATTCACTTCGTTGAGCATCTGATAGAACTGCTCCATGTGCTGGGTGGACTTGGCCGGGCCGGTGCCGCGGTATACTGCTTTCACCAGCGGGATCTCGTCTGCCCGCCAGCTGGCTGACTCGCCAGGCTGCGCAGCACGGATCAAGCCATCAGCTGTTGCCATGACATATCCGCCGATCGTGCCGGTATAGCCGATCAGCAGGTGCTCCAGCTTCTTGGGCGACATACCCATAGCCTCGCCAAGCTCACGCATCAGCAAACTGGTCTGCTCGTTGTAGCGGGCTTCTGCTTTCACGGCCAGATCCTGTGCGTTCTCGATGGGTCCACCACGGAAAGAGTCGTAGTTGAAGTAGGACTCCACCAACGGCTTGACGATCTGCGGGGTGGGGTTGAGGGCAAAGGTTTCTCCGATCGCCCTGGCCACTGCCTTGCCGAGCTGGGCGCCGGTGTCTTTGCCACCCATGGCGCGCACCATCCGCTCAGGGATGGTGCCGAACATCACTCCAATCTCGAACGGTTTGGGGATCCGGAAGTGCTGATCACCGATGAAGAAGTGCCAGTTGGCATCCTTGTCCCAATCAGGCAGTTCCTCATAGCGCTCGTCATCCCAGTTCATGGCCAGCAACCCCAGGGACATGGCGGTGATCATGCCGGCGCGCTTGGCAATCTCGCGCGGGTTGTCGCGCAGCTCCCTGCTCAGCTTGCCAAGCCCCTGGATGCGGGCGTTGAAAAATGGCAGCACCATGGAGGCCCCCTGAATGAAGCGAGCAGCCCCCAGCATGGAGAAGTCCATCAAGTCCTTCGACTCGAATGCCGCCTGAGCATGGCTCTTGCCTGCCTTGATTGCCGCATCGTAGACCGCCTCACGGTTGGCGTTCTCCAGCGCCTCCCCATAGCGGCTGTACTTGTCCCACACATCTGCCACGACCCCTTTGACCTGGGCAGCATTGCGCACGATGGATTTCTCATACTTGGCGATCTGCTCCGGGGTCATCCCCTTGCGGCGTAGCGACTTGCGCACCGAGTCGGCCATGGCCGTCGGGTCATTGCCGTTGACGTAGCCACCTAGGAAGCTGGCGCCACTGAACATCACATCAATGGTGCTCCCCTCCATGGCCAGGGTCTTCTTCACCCCCTTGATGGAGTCGATCACCGGCTTGAAGCCGTCCTTGCTGATTGCCCAGCTGGAGAGCGAATCGCGCAAGAAGTTGCGCAGCATGAACTCCGGCGAGGCGGTCACACCGGCCGTCAGCAGGCGCTTGGCTTTGGCGGCCACATTCACCATGGCGCCGAACGGCTGGCGATCGAAGAAAGTCATGGCGCGGTAGAGGTCAGGGTCCTCAACCCGGATCATGTAGTCCTCCCCCTCCAGCTTCACGGTGATCAGGTCCTTTCCATTCTTGAGCGCGCGCCAATCCATCATGTTGGGCTTGGCCACCACCTCGATGAGGCCGGTATCCGCCAGATTCCAGACGGTCTTTTGCGCAGCCATGTTCTTCATGGAGGCGTCGATCAGCTTGCTGGTGCTGGTGAAGATGTTCTCGAGCAGATCGTTGGTGTTGGCCTCCCCCCCCTTGAGCTTCTTGATGCCGGCGTTCTGGTTGGCAATGCCTTTCGGTTTGAATGGAGCGATCACATCGCCGTCGTCGGATTCGCGGAAGAAAGGGATGTACCACTCGCTCTCAAACTCGGCCCGCGCCTCCTTGGTGAACAGTCCAGCCTCCTGCGCCAGATCCAGCGTCGCGGCATTTAGCCGGTTCCAGCGGTCTTTGGCCTCCATGAACTCAGCCTCCTTACCCTTGCCTAGGCCTTTCAGGGCTGCGATGTCCTGCTCACTCAGCAGATTCTCACGCCCCTGCTCCATCAGCAGCTCTGCCCGGTGGCCAGCCATCCAACCCAACCAGTTGTGCAGGTCCTTGCCGAGATCGGAGAAGATGCCCAGCAGCGCATCCTTCTCACCGGTGCCAGCCTTCTTCTGGATCACCCCATCCTTCCACACAGGCAGGCCATAAAGCATGGTGGCCTGCATGGTGGAGGCTGCCCCGGTCGCCATCCGTGCCGCCACATAGCCTGAGTCGGCGGCGTCGGTAATGCCGGCCGCATCCTCGGCGTACTTGATGGGGGCCAGGGCGTCTAGCACTTCGGTGTTGGCTTTCTTGATAAAGCGATCGACCCACGATTTGACCACGCCCCGCTCCACCTTGCGCAGCTTGCCCAGGTTGGCCTTGGTCTTGTCGATGATGTCGGGTCGAGGGCCGAGGTTCAGCTTTTCCATGGCCTTGTCTGCGGCGGTATCAACCTGGCTCATTCTGACGCCGCCCGCCTTGGTTGGCTGCGCCTCCTGACTGAACTTCTTGCCGCCGTCCGGACCATTGTCGTCCGGCCCGGTGCGCTTGAGTTTCTTGCCTAGCCCCTCTATCAGGCTGCGGGTCTCTGCCGCGGTAATACCATCCGGCACGAAACCGACAGCCCGCAAAGCCTTGGTCACCAGCGCGACTACCCTATCCCAGCCACGCCCCCAGGCCCCCTGCTCCAGTTCCGCCAGATGCGCGACCACCTCCTCGGCCTGTACCCCGATATCCTCGTCTGCGTAATGAGTGTCAACCCACTCCCACACCGCCTTCATGCTCGGGTCTTTCTTCGACTTGATGAGGCGGCTGATCAGCTTGGTGTACTCGCCGGCCCCCAACACATTGGCCAGGCCATAGTGGGCTAGCACCTCATGGCGCAGGATCTCGCGCATCCGCTTCGGGTCGGCAATGGTATCGGCGGCAACATGCAGGGCGCCGGAGTCGTCATCGAACGCTGCGCGCCGGATCAGCCCATCCTTGGAGGTCAGCCCAAGCGCCTTCTCGAGATCTGCCTGGGTGGCGTGGATCTGCACATCGATACCGCTGGCTCCTCGGTACTGCTTGAACCACTCCTTGGTGACCAGCTCCGCCTCTTTGCGGGTCAGCGCCTTGGCCGGCTTGTCACCCTGGGCCATGGCCTGTTTGGAGAAGGAGATGGCGCGCTCAGTCCTCTTCGTGGGCTTGCCCTCCTGTGCCTTACTCTGCACTGCCTCTGCAGCTGCATCAGCAACCGGCTTAGTGGTATCCCCCTCCTTCACCCAGCGCTTGAACTCCTCCACCGGCATCGCCTTGATGGCGCTCAGTCCCTTCCACCCTTTCTCGTAGTTGGCAAGGTAGCCATCCCGGGCAGCCTGCTCGTCGGCAAAGCCCATCATCACTTTGTGTTCGTCAAACTTACCTGACTTGGGGTCTACCTGATCCACCACGTAGACCATTTCACTGTCCGGCCGGTCACCGATGAACACATCCACATGATCCCCATCTGCCCCCAGGGTGCGTTTGATGTAGCCGTAGTCGTGGGCCATGGTCGATTGCCAGGCCTTACCGTCCTGATCGGTACCGGAGCGAGTGGATCCCTTGGGGTTCTCGAGCGCGATGTCCAGCCCCTGCAACGAAAGGTGACCTTTCTTGTAGTTGCCCGCCTCCTTCTGCGCCTCGGTGGGCTCCTGCGCCACCTCTGCGCGGGCTGCTTCGATCTGCTGCGCCGGCTCACTGGCCGCAGGCGCCACATACTCCCGCACCTTGGCTGCCGATGACTTTGCCACCACCATGCCTCCCTTGCCTGGGATCGCCTTCACGCCGCTATCCTTGGCCCACTGCTTGATGAGCGGCGCTTCGCCTTTCAGGGTGATGGTGCCATCGGGGTTGTCGATGGCTTCCACCCACGGCGTTGGCGCGGCGGCAGGATCCTGCACAGCGGGCTCAGGCTGCATCACCTCAGAAACAACAACCCCGGCATCAGTGGCCGGGGCTGTCAGTGCTTGGTCATTCTGCTGCTGTCCATCAGGTACAGGTGGAGAAGCAAGGAGATCTGCCCGATCTCCGGCTCCAGCTCGGTCGGTGAGTCCGGCAATGGCCGGTTCAGCGCCCGCTGCAGCTGGTTCGCCTGTGCCAAGCTGATCACCTTGTCCTTCACTGCCGACTGCAAGTACCTGGGGAGCCTGCTCATTGGAAACCTCTGCTTGTGGTTGGGTGGCGGGGATCACCTCGCGATATCCGGTGTCTATGGCTTGCGCGAGCGGTTGTTGCGCGGTGTTATCTATCACCTGTTGTCCGCCCTCCTGTGGCAAGGCTGCAGTTTGCCCACCACGCACCCGCTCCACTTCTGCAGTTTTGGCGATACCAAAGCCGCCGCCATCGAGGGGGATGGGGGTTTCATCCTGGCGGCTGGCCAGGGCTGCCTCCTTCTCGCTGGAGAAAGGCAGGCCACGGCGCGTCAGTCGCACGCTTTCAGGCAGTGGCGCCGGCTCGGTGCGAATCGGGGCTGCCAGTTCAGGAGCTGGGCTGCGCGGCACTGGCAGATCTGCGCCGACCTCACGCGACTCGCCATCATAGGTCGCCCCGGCCAGCAGATTGGCCTGCGGCCCAGGCAGAGCAGCCTCATCTTGCAGTTCGCCGCTGATCCGCTGATCGGCAATGCCAACCAGATCACCGGCAGCACCAGTGGCTTGCCCCGCCATATCAGGCAATGGGCCACTGGGTGTAGTGACCACTGTGGAGGCAGGATCAAGCAGCTCCCCCTCCAGTGGCACGATGGGCTTGCCACGGAAGTCATGTTCGCCACGAACAAAGCCCTGCCGCTGGAAGGCTGGGATATCGCGCACCGGGTCGAATTTGCCAGATCCCAATGGGTTGTTGGCGCCGGCAAACATGCTGTCAATCTCGCTGCTGATGCTGGCCCCGCGCTCCGCCTGTCGCTGATCAAGCCCATGGATCATGTCATCCATCTGCTCATCGCCGGTCACCACCCGGCGCTCAACCCGTACCACTGGCTTGGCAATATCTGGCGCCTGCGGGCCATGCACACCACCGACCACACCACCGAATGCGCCACCAAGCGTGCCCTCATTCAACGCAGCTGACAGCACGCCGGCCATGGGGTCGCGAGTCTCATCAGCCCACTCTTGTACCGCCTGATTGACCGCCCGCTGCGTTTCTCCCCCCTGCCATGCCTCGGTAGCGCCTTCGCCGACGAAGCCACGCGCAGCTGCCCCCGCCCTGGTGGTGCCTACCTTGCCAAGCAGACCGCCGACACCGCCACCGGCACCGGTCAGCATCCCGGAGAGGAAATCAGCCGTCAGCGCGCGCGGATCTGACCAGGCGTCGGTGGCCGCCTTCTCCGCCACACTGTCGATCGCCGCCCGGCGAATGTCACCGATACTGGCCCCCTGCATCTCGCCATCAGCCAGATCCCAGTAGGCCTGCTGATAGATGGGGTTGGCGTTGAGCTCGTCATTGCCAAGGCCGTTGAGGAACCCACGTGCCTCCTGCTCTGCCTGCTGGGCCCGCATCCCTGATGCCATCGCCCCGGCGTGGGCGCCATAACCAATGGAGGTCAGCCGGCCGATCGCCTTATCCAGCACCGCCCGCTTGGCTGCCTCGCCTGGCGCGGCCAGATAAGCAGATCGCACCGAGTCGAGTGCGCCGGCGCTGATGGCATCCTTCACCGTGGCCTTGGCCACCAGTTCGCGGGCCTGCCCCTCCACCAGATCCTTTGCCAGCAGCTTGCCGGCGCCACGCAGGGCTGGCCTTGCCACAAGCCCGGCCCCCTTGGTGCCACCAACCAGCCCGGTAAACTGCCCCAGCACGGTAGCGAAGTTGCCAGCCCATGCGCGCGGATCGGCCCAGGCATCCCCCGCCTCAATGGCGCCGGTTTCTGCATTCTCCTGAAAGAACTGCTTACCCATCGCCTCCCGCATCGGGGTGGACGCCTCTTGCAACTGCCCATCAGCCCAGGCGCTGACCCCGCGGCCGGCATCCTTGATGCCCTGCGATCCTGTCAGCTGGCCGACTGTTTCAAGATCACCACCCAGGGTCTGGCCCAGGCCGCGCTGGAACATGTCTATGCCGTCCATGATGATGCCCTGCTCATCTGTCTGTTCTTCTGGCTTGCGTGATTGCTCAAACGCCATACGGCGAGCCGTTTGCGCTCTCAGGAAATCATCATAAGTCGGCTTGTTGGCCATGCTGTCGTTCTCCGCAGGCAATAAAAAAGCCGGCCCCTGTTAAGGGTCCGGCCATGATGGGGAAATTTTGTGCCACTACCGCTCAAATGGCAAGCGCGGCGCCTTCCCCGCTATGTTCAGGCATCATCCGCTCTATCCGCGCCGTGATATCAGCCCACTCAACTTTGCTCATATCAATGCCTTCCAGCTTGCTGAGCAACGCGGTCAGCTCTACCTGCAGTTGGGCGGCGCTCATTGCAGACCTCCCGGCGCTGGGTGTGAGTTGACAAGTGGGTGTTCCTGCTTGGCTTCAACAAGCATGTCGCAGAGATGCTCATAGGCCAGGCTGACCCGTTCCATCGCGATATCTTGTAGGCTGTTGCTGTTGTCATCGCAGACCTTGATGCCGCCAATGATCACCTCCACTTCGGCAAGATACCAAGCAGCCCATTGCAAATCGCTCCACTCGACGTCTTCACCAGCCGGCTCCTGCAGACCCGGGAACGGCACTACCTTGTTGTCGCTCATGCTGCCCCCTTGATCACTTTGTCCTGGGTGAACAGACCATCCCAATCCTTCTTCATTGGGAGATCACCTTTCAAGTAGAGTTGGTAGACACGTACCGCCCCCTTCTGCAGCAGTACCGGGGTGAAGACGATGAAAGACTCGAAGCCATGCCGTTTCTGCTCGTGCTGCTCCTCGGTGAGGTATCTGTCACGAGCATAAGACGCCGCTCGCCAGCGCTTGCCGGAACGACTTTCGTTATACAGCCAGCCGCGCTCCTCAAAGAAGGTACACACCTGTTGCGAGTTGACGCCGTTGAGCATTTTGCAGAACTGCGGGATCGTCATCCCTTGACGGAATAGGCTTTCCAGTGAGTGGATCTGCTCCTGCTGCTGCTTGTTCTCGATGGCCAGCACCTGCCCAAGTTCGTACTGCTCAGCCCAAGCCCGGGCGGCTGCGGCAGGATTGCTGAAATCAGGCAGGTTGGCGGCCGGTGTTGATACCGCCTCCTCCAACTCTTGCCAGCGATCCACGATGCGAGCGGTGAACTCTGGGCACAGCTGGGCGACCACGATCAGTGAGTCACGCTTACCCTGCTTGCCGGTGAACACGTAGGCCATTGTCTTGTTGCGAGGGCCAAGTGATTGTTTATTCTCAATTTCCTCCAACGGAGGAGATTGGATTACCTCGCGCTCCGCCAAGCGTTCAATGGTGCGCTTAACGTTGTCGTGGCGGCTGCCGGTGAGATCTGAGATCTCAAGGCTGGTCATGGTGACATCGCCAGCATTCAGCGGCCCTGTCAAAACTTTGGTTTGCTGATACTGTTGTTGTATAGTCATAAAGTAACTCCAATCATTTGCGTGCTTGGTTTACATTCCTCGGCCTTGGCGGTTGCAGCCGCTTTGGCCGAATTCTTTTTGGCGTCAGGCCACTTTTCGCTTTTCACTCTCACCACCCTTTCTCATCTCGGTGTAAAGGATGGAGATAACCTCCCTGGTTAGGCTTACACCGTTATCAACAGCTCTGTGGCCCAGCCACCGTTTTAGATCCTCCGGTAGGCGTATCGACGTGGGTGGAATTTGATTGCTCACTCTGCGCTCCTTAAGCAAACGATAGTACCGTACTACCATTGATAGCGTAGTACCGTGCGACTATAGTCGTCAATATGTTTTTTGATGGTGGTTTTGCAGATGGCAAGAAATGACCCGCAGTTCAACGTTCGCATGCCGCAAGAGCTGAAAGAAATGATTGAGGCGTCAGCCAAGGACAATCAGAGATCAATCAACGCAGAGATAGTCCACCACTTGCGCAACGCCATGGAGGCTACTGGCTACATCAACGATGATCTTATAGGGGCTCGCAAGTCCATAGGCACTCTGCACATTGATTCTCCCGCCCCAGGGGAACCAAATAGCACTGCGCAGAACGCCAAGCGCGTATACAAGCGAAAACAAAAGACCACGCTTCAAACGGATATGCCAGATGAGGTGATGCAAGAGCTGATGGCTCGCATCCAAGAGGTGTGGGACAAGTACAAGGCCAAGCAAGATCTCACCTCTAACACGAAAGACGAAGATCTTTGAGTTGTAGCTAAGATTACCCAAGGCAGCCCAACTGACTGGGCTTATCTCTTCGCAATCCTCGACCCTCAGAGGGTCTCACGTTGTCTCCAGCATTCCAGAAACCGAATAATCGGATGGATTTGAGGGGTGCTAACGATAGCCGTGTGAGTTCCATCAATGACCAGCAGCATCGTTTGGTTCAAAATGTGTTGCTTACCAGAATGGATTCGACAAAAAAAGGATGAGAAGAATGAAGAGAGTCGCCGTTGCGGTGGTGTCCTCCGCCCTGATATTTGGCTGTGTCAAGCACGAGCTTGTTTCTGTCGATGGCAAAGACACCAACCGATGGGAAATCGTCAAGGACTGGAACGGGCAAAAGGGCTGGATCGGTGCGTCATATCACGATGGGGAATCGGCGGTTTCCTATGAAGCACTCAACGACGATAGAGCTTTGACATATGTGAGCTTCAATGCCACGAAATGCGAAGATGAGCTTGTCGTGGATCGCCAACGTTTCATAGCAAAATCCACCAAGAAACAGAAGGCTGGATATACAGCGTGTTATGTCCAAGTGTTCGGAGTGGATGCGCTCAATATCGCCAACAAAATGGCTACGGCTGACGCAATTAATTTGAATGGTCACGATGTGGACGTGCGCGGTTTTGACTCCATCATGAGCAACTATTTCGCCGCAGGGAGCTCTCAAGAGGATGCTTTTGGCGATAGACTCAACGCTTTGGCCGGCACCGATGGTCAATCTACCTCAGTCACCAAGCACGGCAACTGGGTGGCAACCCAAAGCGGCGACATACTCACCGCTGGGCTCAAATCGGTGAGTGCAGCTAACGCATCCATCATGATCGCAGGCAATAAATCCAAGGCTGTGTTCACCTTCTTGGAGATGGATCAGCCAGACTATGCTGACTGCAAATCCGGACTATCGATCGAGAATGAAGACTTCACCCCAAGGGTTGATGCCCTGAGCCAGGACGGCAAGCGAGTATGCTCATACATCATCGAGGGGCAAGAGGCCCAGTATGTACTTAGTCTCATCGGTAGCAAAAAGACGATCTACGTCGATGGCGTCGTGTTCGAGACGGATGGCTACGACTCGTTAAAAGACAAGCTGCCAAACTAATGAAGAGCCCGCTACCAGGCGGGCTTTTCTTTATCTATACATCTGCTTATAGGCTTCGGCAGCTGCTGGCGATTGTGCATTATGGGTCATTGTTGCTGCCGGCGCGGCGCCATTGAATTTCTCATACAGCGAGCGCTCCGTCTCGCGCCCATTCCAGAATGAGTCTGGTGCGGCTTTCTGCTGGATGCTGCCAATTAGCCCGCCATAACCCGGCTTGGTGTACCCAGGGCGTGCAGCCGGAGCGGTTTTGACCTCAGGTTCACCACCTTTATCACCACCACCGCCACCATTGCCGCCAACCTCCGGCCCAAGGGATAGCCAATATTGCAATTCACCCGCACCGCCATACTCAGAAACCAACTGTTGCACATTGGGGTCCGAGGCAATCATGTAACCCATCATATCGTGCATAGCGATCGCCTGATCGCGCTGCTCCGGGCTGATCTTGTCATCCGGCATCGCCATAATCTCTGACTTCTGCTTGGCGATAGCTGACAGCCTGCCAATTGCATTTTTAGCATTCGCCTCACGATGCCTGGCGTCAGCGTTGGCATTGGCAGTTGCGGCTGCCGACGCCAGCTGTTTTTGAAGCATGGCTAAATCGTGCTCACGATTCTTTGCATTCTCATCGGCAACCGCCTTGAATCTTGCCTCGTCGCTAGATGCATTGGCGGCCAACTGTTTATCCACCAGGGCCTCACGCCTGGCAAAGTCAGTGTCCAGCTCCTCCTTGCGCTGTGCGGCCTCACGCTGGCGCTGCTGCTCTGCAAATCCGGTGCGTGCGTTGTCCACGGTACCGGTCCCAAATCCCTTGGCCAATGCGGCGAGTAGGCTCACGCTGCACCCCCTTGCTGTTCTGCTTCATCCATTTTCTGCACAATGGCCTGCAGTATCTGGCTCGCTTCGGCCAGGACCTGGTCGTCGATCACATCGTTTTCGGCGTCCATCTCCTTGAGCTTCTGCATGGCCCGAAACAGGGCGTCGATCTTGCTGTCAGGGTCAGACACCTTGCCCGACTCCAGCATTTCCCGGCAGCCGGCATAGACAGCCTTGACGATCTGCTGAGCCGGAACGTTGCGCCCCGCCTCCTTGGCCTGCTTGAGGATGGTAAAGATGCCGCCCGCCACCGCATCGGCGACCCCCTGGATCTTGTCTTGGCCGGCGCCGAGGCGGCCCGCCACCGCCTCGCCGCCATCGCCCAGCATGGCAGCCTCCAGCATCTGCATCATGCTGGCGTGCATGCCATCCTCGCCGTTGCCGGCCTGCGGTTGCCCCTGCTGCTGTTGTGGTGCGGCCCCGGGCGCTCGCCCCTGCTGCATGCTCTGAATAAGCCCCATCAGTACCCCCTCTTGCCTGTGGTCACACTAAAGCGACTCGGATCGTAATATCTGCTGTCGAATGTCAGCGAGCCATCACCTTGCCCTGTGCTGGACAAGCTTTGGCGCGGCGGTGCGGCGTAATCCTTGTCGCTGCCATTGCTGCCATTTCCCTTGGTTCCGATGGTGTTGCCGGCCTGCTCGTTGAGATCGTTGAGTACGGCGCCAAAACCGGATGCAGGCTGAGTCAACCCGCCAGCCGCACCGGCGAGCACTTGGCTAGCACCTGGCATTACGCCAGCCAGCAACCCCATGCCTGTTTTAAGTGCAGAATCGAGGCCGCCTTCTGAACCCAGCGCCTGCCCTCGTTGCCCGGTGAGACGCTCGCTATCCAGGTCGCCGCTGGCCGCCTCCCTGCCGATGCCAGAGAAGTAGGAGTCGGTATTGCCGATCCCGCCAAGCAACCCTGCGGCAGCCTTGCCAGCTCCGCCAAGTAGCGTTCCGCCGATGATATTCGCGCCAGCTTGCTTGTTGTAGGCTCCAGAGGCATCAGCGATATTGGCTTTATCACGGGTGGTTAACGTCCCGCTCTGAGCCTTGCGCTGAAGGTTGCCGATCACCCCGTTCACGTTGTCGGTTTTGATCGTGTCGTTGAAGTTGGTGGAAGGTCCAAGCCCCATCACCCCCTTCACCTTGCTGGTGAGGGACCCATCATGCATACCGTACATCGATGGCCCACCAATGGAGCTGATGTTGTGGTTGCTGTTCCCGGGCTTACTGGCCTCTGCCTGCTGGCGCTGAGAGTTGATGGTGTCACCGTAACCAGCCCTGGCATACCCAGGCGCTGCGCCGTAGCTGCTGAGGGTGCTGCCAACGGAAGATACCCGGCTGGCCACCCCCTTCTTGCTGCTGGTGCTTGACGCGCTTTCTTGTCCGGTGCTGGCGAGTGACTGACCCTTCACCCCCTGGCTGCCGGTAGGGCTTCCTTTACTGGTAGCGCTGGCAGTGCTCTTGCCGGTGCCGGCCGGCGCACTCTTGCTGGTAGACGCTGAGCTGCTGGTCCCTTTGCTGGTGCTGCTCCCGCTGCTGCCTTTGCTGTTGCTGTCGTTCTTTCCGCTACCCTTTCCGCCGCCGCTGCTGCCCTTTGAAGAGGATCCGCTGTTGGCCCCACCGCCGTTAACGCCGCCGTTATGATTGCCACCGCCGCCCGGGGCACCGCCGCTTTCTCTCGACATCAGTTGACCCCCTGCTTGTTCTGGTTGTTCTTCTTGATGTTTGCCAGCACCCCATTGGTGAGGCTTCCACCTTGCACCATGGCGTCACCGGCAAGGCCAGGGGTAACCTGGAACTCCATCGGCTTGACCATTGGCGCCCCAAACACGGTGTCTTGGCGCTGCCACTCCTCGTCTCGCAGTTTGCGCTGCTCCTTGAGTGCGTCGCGGTTCTCCATGTAGGAGCCGCCGGCGACAAGAGCAGAACCAAGCAAGGTGGCCGCACCAGGGTTGTTCTGCATCCAGCTGCCGGCCGTAGAAAGGCCGCCCAGCACAGAGCTGACGGCCTGGTCTGCGAAGTCCAGTGCGCTGGAGGCGATCCCGCCGAAATCAAACATGGTGACTCCTTAACCGAGGCTGACGCCAGGCAGTTGAATGGTGGGGAATTGCGACCAGTCGGGTCGAATGGTGCTCACGTTGGAGTAGAGCTGCTGGTACATCTTCAGTGTGGAGTTGAGCTCAGCCTTCATGCTGTTGATTAGGTTGGTTTTGTCGGCGGCCGGCATGGTTTTATCTGCCACCAGGGCGGCATAGCGGTCGTTGTAACTGTTCACAGCGCTGTCTATCGAGCTCATATACATGCCGTGGGTGTTTGCCACCACCTGCTGGGCCAGCTTGTCTTTGTCGATCGCCCCCTGCTTATCCAGCACGCTGAGCTCTTGGTTGCGGTCAAGCTGGCTCTGCTGCCCCTTCCAGTTCAAGTCTTTGTCCTGCATGCTGCTTTGGTGGGTGCGGTCAAGCTGGCTCTGCTGCCCCTTCCAGTTCAAGTCTTTGTCCTGCATCGCAGACTGGCTTGACTGCTGGGCGTTCTGCTGGGCAATCGGCAACGCCGCATCAACCATGGCCCGCTGGGCTGATTCTCCGCCAATGGACGAGTTGCCAAGGCCTCGCTGCATCGCAGTGGCCTGCCCGTTCGATCTCGCAACCCTCATGAGCAGGCTGTTGGAGTTCAGGGTTGAATTGAGTTGGTCATTGACATTGGTTGCATCAAATTTTAGCGCAACCTGTTGCTGCTCCGGTTGCAATCCTGGGCGGGATGATTGGCCAATACCTATCCCTGACAAGTCTGTAGCTGCCATTGGAATCCCCTATTTGTCTGGTTTGTTATGAGAAGTTCGGACCGACATCCCTGTCATCCATGCAAAGTCTTAGGTCTATCCATCGACCGTGATGGATATCAATAGGGCTACCCTCAGTGCAACGGCCTGAGCTGTAATCAGGAGATGATGTCCAAATATCTATAGAACCATCGTCATCTTGCGAATATTTAACAAACAATATTTTATTGCCATTTGCATCATTCGGTGTCTCTATATACCACCCCTCTCGAGCGAACCCATGACAACCAGTTATTTTGTAGTGGCCAGTAGAGACTCGATGTGCCACCGCTCCATTTGCCTCGTTATTAACCAGTCCGCACCCTGATCGACTCCAGTCCTCGTCGCGATACAGATAAGCAATAGTGTCGTCATCAGAACCATGCAGGCGCATTATTGGCGATGCGTTTTTAATGAATCCATTGGAATCAACCGTTGTATTTCCTGTGTGTCTAAGCTCAACTGTCGGCAGCCATGCTCCAGCCTGATAACCAACGCTTCTGGCTACAACTTTCACTCTACTGCCGCCTTGCTGTATCCCAATTTGAGCCGCATATCCAGAGCCTCGATACCCGACATGAACTACGGACATATATGTGCCAAGGCTAGAAATAATATCCGCAGTATGATAGAAGCCAGTGGGATTGTTTGCTTGATCTATTACTGTTCCAGGTGGAACAGATTCACTCCCTAACCCGAATGCGCCAACCTCCATGACATTCCCAGATCCAACACCAACATTCCTTGTCGAGGAACTCCCTAATAATAGGGTTGACCTTGCATCAGCCGCAGTTTGATCATCCAAGATTGTCTTGACGTAAGCAGAGACGTGGCTCATAGGTAAAGCGCCATCCCATGCTCCCCATGAATTAGCTGACGTATCTACGCAGACCCTCTTCTGCAAGATGCCTTGTTGATTCTGGTCAGGAGAATATTCCTGGGTTGCTACGCCATTAAATTTATATACTGTCAAAACACCATAAGGGTGGCCTGGTGGTTTATTTGCGCCACTGGCATTTACCACATCATAAATACCAGCATCTGTAATAGTGTTCCAATCTTCGGTTGTTATTTTTTTGCGATATATCGGGAGATTTAGTTTTTCGAGTGACCCCAAATTTACCGCATCAGTTTCATCTACAGGATCTCCAACTCGAGTTGGCCCCTCAAATCCATTCCCGTCACGGTGTGGCACTGGAAGCTTGGCAAAACCACGGCCAATGGCATCAAACTCCTGCTCGATCGCAAGCCCGTCAGCAATCTCACCAGGGTTCATCTCGGAAAGGCGTTCGTAATAGTTGTTAGGCACGGGAAAGCCTCCGCTGGATAAAGTTGATCGTCATACCGGTGAGATTGAAGTTTGGCTCTGTGGCAGAACGCCCAGACATAGCGACAGACAGGGCTGTGCCATTGCCCAGTAGTGGAATCGAGTTGCTCTCGTCTTGTGACTCGGTAGCCCAGTAAAACTGGTTCCAGTCCGAGTAGTTCCAGATCCCGTCCTGACCGCCGTCCTGCTGTAGTTGCATGCTGTCAGACTGATACTGACGGCCATGCCGGTAATCGAGTGAGTAGGCAATCTTGGCGCGTAAGCGGCCGCGCCGCGCCTGCTCCAGCGTCATACTGCGGAAGCTCTTGACCACCATTGGTGAGCCAAAGTGGCTGTAGGCCAATCTGAGCAGCCAGATGATATTAAGGCCATCAAAACTGGTCGCTTCGTCATCCAGTTCGAACACCCAGCCATCCTTACCTGTGATGGTGAAGAAGTTGCGCTCAGTCAGCTCGTCGTAACGCCACGCCTGATCTACAGGCGAGCCATAGGAGAACTCGGTTGCTTCAATACCTCCATCGGCGTTGAGCTTGATGGCTAGGTTACGGCCTGATGGTGAATAGAGGCGGTACTGGTTGGCTGCTGCCACCTGAGTGGAGGCATGCCAGCGGAAGCGCTCGATGATTGACTGGATCTTCTCTGCCGGGTCGAGCAGGTTCAGGGCGAAGTCACCAAATTCCTGCACTCTGTCCAAGCGAACAAGCCCGCGATCTGACAGGCCTACCGGAACAAAGGTTGGCTGTAGCGTGCCATCCTGTACCCCCACCGACTCACTGATCACCTTCTGCTGCCAGTCCTTTGAGCTGGAACCGTAGAGCGCCAGCGTGCGATTCTTGGCGGTCACCATCAGTACGCCACCTGCACTGGTGCGCAGGCCGGTGATCTCGTCACCCACCGCAAATACGTTGGCCCCGAGCAGGCCAGACCAAGTAAGTGGATTGCCTGGCCCGGAGTGGGCGTACTGCCCTCCGCGGTAAGCAACAAATAGGTGGCTAGCGTGGGCCTCGATCTTGATGGGTGTATCAGCAGACTCGTCAGCTTGGTTGGTGATGAGCGGGACAATTCGACCGTTCTCACGCAGCTCAATAGCCCTCTGCACGCCACTTGCCAGATATGCGCGGCGCATGGCTGGATCGCCGAAGAAGTTGTGAACCAGCGTTTCGTAGCGCCCGCCAGCCTTGAGCACAATCGCCTTGCTGGCCACTACCTCGCAGAACGCCGAGAAGCGGTAGAGGGTAATTGCCGTGTTGGTTGGCACCGCGCGGCCGTGGACGTTCCACACCGTCAGCACATGCACCGTACTGGCAGAGGTGTCCTTCTTCTTGTACGACACCACCGGGAAGAACTGACCGCCAACCAGCGCATACCAGCCGGCATTATCCTTCTCGTCGATAGTGCCGCCGCCCAGCATGTTGGTGGCGGTCTCAGCTGTTGGCGTTGTCGTACCGGCCAGCGCCGCGGTGAGCGTTACCGCATAGTTGTTGACCGGTGAAGAACGCAATACCTGCCCAACAACAAGCGACTGCCCACTTGGCAGCGCCAGCGTGCCGCTGTAGCCATCACCTGCCATCTGTGCGGCGCAATTGAAGGTTGCCCCATCACTGTGGCGGATAAGGTTGAGATCACCATCATCAATCCCGAAGCCATCCTGCACAGTGACCTGAGAGCCAAAGTTGGTGATCTCCTGCCACCCTGAGCTGGTAGCGCGGAACAGCCCACCAACATCAAGGCTCTTGTCGCGAATGGCGAACACCTCATCGCGGATGGCAACAACGCAGCGAACTGGACCAATACCAGGCACCTGACCGATCGCAGCGCGCCGCCAGTCGGCGGCCTTGGCCGACGCCATCAGCATGTCGTCGATGGTGCGAGCAGAGCGGGACGGCACGCTGGCCAATGTGTAGCTGGTAGCGCCGATGCTGAATGTGGTACCCACCGCCAGCGATGGGATAAAGTCAGTGCCGATAAAGGCATCGTTACCAGATACATGCAGCAACACCCCGACTCCGCCGCTCCATGTCACCGCCTGAAAGGTGGCTTGCGGAAGCGGAGTGGCGCCATTGGTGCGAAAAACAAAGTACCCCTTGGTCTTGGATGGCCGCGGACGCCCATCGAAACGGTCAAATCCAAGCGTGCGCCGGTAACCGCCTGTCACACCTGGCTCCACGTTAATGGCGGTGATCGCAAACCCTGGCGCCTTGGCCAGCGGTGTAGTGGCGAGATCCAGCCCGCCCCCCAGCAGGATGACCTTGCTGTCAATGGATGGAAGTCTCACCACTCACACCCTCCACCGGCAAAGGTGAGGGGCGGAACATACCGGCGCACCAGAATGGTGTGGTAGTTACCCCACTCCTCCTCGGCCCGAATGCGCAGCTCAGCCGTGACCTGACTGATAGACATTCCGCGCAGGGCGTGCCACACGATGGCCATGTGATACGCCTCATCAATAAACGGGATATCGGTGTCAGCAGTCAGCGTCTGCAGTGGCGTAGCCGGGGTAGCCTTCAACCACTCCCAGTCATTGCGACCCATCTGGATTTTTTGCCATGACTCACGCACCGCGTTGACATAGCTCAGCATCCGACCGCTCTGGCCGGTCACGGTGTCAGGGCCACTGCCGAGATCTTGGCACTCGGCCCGCAGCCGCTGGCACAACTCAAGGAAGGTCATGGTTAGCCGACCAGGCTGACCGGGTAGGACTGCACGGTGCGCGGGATGAGAGAGCCGTCATCGGCCTGCTCATAGCGGATCTCGGTGGCCTGCATCAGCACCTGATAAACAGGCTCAGGCACGTCAGCCACCTTCTCGCGCTGGATGATGTAGGCCACGCCATTGATGGAGACGTACACGTCGTCATTGCCGCGGCTCTGCGGGTCGCGGGAGATGCGGATCTTGACGCGCTTCTCCTTGTTAATCTCGCGCTGTTCGGCTGTCGGGGCGCCGGTAATGGCTTCGGCGCTCGGAGCGGTACTGGTATCGCGGCTAATGCCGTTCGCCTGCTCCTGCTCGATAATCTCGGCGACCAGCTTTTCGCGGCTGGTGTTTGCCGCCTTGTCGATGCCGAAGTTGTCGGCCAAGTATTTGCGCAAATCAGCCGGTATGGCGTTGTTGAGGTCGATCAGTTCCATGGTTATCTGCTCCTGAAAAAAAGAAAAGGCCCGCACAGTGGCGGGCCAGTTACGGGCTGCGTATTAGAGGGCGGTAACCGCAACCTCGATACGGGTCAGCCACAGCTCGTTGAGGCGAACCGCAGCAAACCAGCTCTTCCAGGAGGCTGAGCCACGCTGACCGAGCGGGTCACCACCGCGCGGGGTATTGGGGTTCAGCACCATCGGCACGATGGAGCCTGGGCCTCCGTTGCCCTTGAGCGGGACGATGCCAAAGCAGTTCTGGCTCAGCACCACCATCGGGTACACGTCGGCACTGGTGCCACCAGTGGACACCATGGCGCCCTTGGCACCACCGGCATCTGGCAGGGAGGTCAGTACCGGGGAGAGCACGAAGCGGAACTCCTCCACGGAGCCGATCTCTTCCGGGCACAGCGGCTGGCGGGTGCCGTACTCTGCAACAGACTTGAAGCCAGCCAGGCCGCGGATGTCGGAGTCACAGTCGGTGTGAGCCACTACCACGAAGGCGGCCTCAACCGGCTTGGTGTTCACGCTGACGGACGGAGCCAGGATCTTGGTGATCTTCTTGGCGCGCTGCTTTTTGAGCGAGCGGGATGCCAGGCGCAGCTTGTTGAGGCTGATCGCAGTGTTCACGCCGTTACGCGCGGTACCGTTGGCGTAGATAACGCTGGTGCCACCGGAGATAACGCCCCAGGTCAGCACCTCGAAGGTTTCTGCGGCCTGCTCGCCCAGCAGCATTTGCACATCCTGCAGCACCGGGTCTTCGTGGGTGTCGGCGATCACGTCGGTGATCTCGGTCCACGCGCCGTACTGGGACATGCCAACGGTCACATCCTGATAGGCCATCTTCTGGCTGGACGGGGTGACGCCTTCGGCCAGCGGGGTGGTTGCAGCTGCGAACGGCACAGGGCGGCGGAACTTGACGGTCTGGCCCTTGTTCTTGGGTTGCGGCTTGGGGTCACCAAACTTCTGCAGCACCAGGATCGGCTCGGCGTGCTCGAGCATTTTCACTTCGGCGATGATGCCGACACGCGGGGAGATATCCCCGTAGGTAGTAGTAGCCATGAATTATCTCTCCTGAATCAGTATTTGCGCTGCGCCAGCCGCTTATCTGCATCAGCCGCTGCGCGGGTAAAGGCAGAGGACTCGTCCCCTGTATCCACCGTGGCGCGGCCCTGGCTGCCGCCGAGCGGGGCCATATCTGCCAATTTGCGCTGGCGCTGCGCGTTGCGTTGGGCTTGAGCTTGGAGCTGGGTGGACTTGTAGAGGGTCAGCACCACATCGGCATCTGCTGCACTGTCAGAGTTCGCGATGTTCTGCACAGAGGCTGGCTGCTGGGCGACCCAGGTTTGAAACTCCTGACTCACCACAACCTTTTCAGCATCGGGGTGCCGACGAATCAGCTCGTCAGTCTCGATGGTGATCAGCTCTTCATGCTGGCGTGCCTGCGCCTGCTCACGCAGTTGGGCAACCGGCTCCTTTACTTGTGAGATCTCGCTACGCAGTCCATCGCGCAGGGCATCAGCAACGCCTTGCATATGGTCAGCAATGTCGGGGTAATCCTCGCGCATCGCTGCAATGCGGCTTTCCAGGGCGTCGAGCTGGCGGTTGGCTTCCTGTCCATCCCCCTGCTTGTCTGCCTGCTGGATGCTGCTGATCTGCCCGTTGAACTGGCGCTCTTTCTCAGCAAGTTGCCGCGCAGTGGCGGCATACCGACCGTTAGCGGAGCGAGCGGCCTGAGCCTCCCGGTCCCGATCGGCGATCAGCGATTGCAAGTAGGCGCGCTGCTCCGGGGTGGCATCAGCGAACAGGTCATCACTGGATGCGGCATGCTGCTCGGCAGCAGAGGCGGCTTCCTGTTGATGCTGTTCGTCACCGTCATCACTGGCGGCGTGCTGTTGCTCGTCGTGCTGCTCGTCGTTTTGCGGCTCGCTGGTTGCGGGCTCACCACGCAAACGCGCGTCGGCGGCACCAGCAGCTTGTGCGAACACATCCTGATCGCGGCCATTGGCGGCGATCTGGTCAGCTCCTGTTGCGGCTTGGTCGTTCAGGTGATCCATGTAAAATCTCCAAAAAAAAGCCCGCACAGGGCGGGCCGTTGTTACCTTACGGCGTTAGCCGACTGGCGTGAAATCGTTGATAAGCTTGTCGAGCAGCCGGATCTGGGCGCGGGTGGCCTGGGTCTGCTCGTGCTCCATGTCCTGCTCCAGGTCAGCGCGCAGCTGCTTGAGCTGCTCCTGCAGGTGCAGCAAGACTGCATTGGTATCCTGACTTCGGGTGAGCATGGAGTCTCCAATACAAAAGCCCGGCACATGGCCGGGCTGAATAAGGTGGGCTCCAGAAACGCAAAACCCCGCACGAGGCGGGGTAAGTGAGACTCTGGCAGTCTTGGGTCTATTTTGTGCCAGCTGCTGGAAAAGTCAACTGGCGCTTTACTCCAACCCGTAATTCCCATTCGGCGGCAGGATCTGCTTCATCTTCACCTCAGCCATGAACTTCTGGGTGTCGTGGGTCTGCTGCTTGTCCAGCTTCTCCAGCTCCACCATCAGCTGCGCTTGGCTCATCTGCTTGGCCTGCGCCAGCTTCATCAGCTCGATGCGCTCACGGCGCTGACTATCCTCGTGCTGCAACTGCATGGTGGCCAGCTTGAACTGACTCGAAAACTGGAGCTCCTGCTGCTTGAGCGACGCCTGCAACTGGGCCATCTGCAAGGCGCCGGCACTTCGCATCTGGGCCAGCTGGGTTTCGTGGTCAAACTTGGCCTGTGCCAGCTGCTGCTCCATCTGCAGCTTAATGAGCGACGGATCTTGCTGGCCAGCCTCTTGCTGTTGCTTGATGGCTGCGTCGTACTCTTCCTGGCTGCGCAACACCTTGGCGTTATCGATGTGCATGGACTGAAACAGTGTCTTCATCGCCTCATAAGGCTTGAACATCGGCGCAAAGGTCGGGTTCTGGGTGTACTTGTCCAGGATCTGGGTCAGCTGGGCAGTCTGGATCTCCTTGACCAGCAGCGCACTGGTGCCGCGTGCCTGCACCTCAAAGTCGCCCTTGATGGCTGCATCCTCGCCAAACTGCATGTTCCAGTTGTAGAAGCGCCGGATCATAGGTTTGGTGATGTTGTCGTCGTACTCCTTCACCTGCTGGCGGCGCACGGCGTTGGCCGCGTTCATCAGCATGCTCATACCGCCCAGGGTGGGGGTCACCTGTCCCTGCTCACCCTGGCTTATCATCGGCACCCCGGCCTCGCGATCGAGCAGCGAGAGCGCCAGCTGCAGGATGTTGGCCATGTCGCTCTGGCGGCTTTCAAAGTGGAACACCCCAAATGCCTTCTGCACTTCTGCCCACTGCACGTTGGCATCCATTTCCCACACCTTGAACGGGGTAGCCTCCCAGCTCCCATTCACTGGCGTGATCAGGCGCTTGTTCACCACTACCTGCGGCCCAACCGTTTTGGCGGCATTGTCCAGCATGGCACGCCAGGCGCTGTTGATAATCCGCTGCGGGTGGCGCATCAGGTATGGCATGGACAAGCCGAAGATACTCCCCTCATCAGGCTCGCAGACGTAGACGGAATATGGCCACTCCATGGTGTCCATGGGGTTGATGGTCACCTTCAAGATCACATCTCCTGAGAAGATGATAACCCCGTCGAACTCGCGTCCCTCCAGCCCCTCGATGTCTACCCCGGCGACCAGCAGCACTTCGACTGGCACTGGGCCGTGATAGGTCCAGACCTCGTAACGTGAGTCCTGATTCGTTGGGTTGAGCCCGCATAGGTAGCGGATCTGGTCAACAAACTCGGCATATCGGGTGCGGGTCGTGGAGGGGTCTTGCCCCAGCAGTTTCTCGATCTGCTCTGGTATGAAGCCCATGCTGGCCAAGTTCAGCAGCTTGCGCAGCTCCTTCTTGGTCATGTACTCCCGCTCATAGACGAACTCGCAGTCGGCGAAACGGGTGGCGCTCATGTCCGGCACGAAGTCCCACGGCAGCACACAGCGAGCCCCTGGCTTGAGGTCCTTTACAATTTCGACCGCCCACGCCCCGTCATCACCTGGCAGCCAAGCCTGTTTGATGGCGCTCTCGACGATCGGCCCCTTGATGATCCCGGTACCGATCTTGGCAGCATAGTGCAGCATCCGGCGCGACTCGGCGTTGTAGTCGCAGGCGATCAGCTGGTCGTCGATAGTCTTTTCCATCGCAGTCGCGGCGGCTTGGGCTGCGGCCAGGATCTGTGATGCCTGCTGCGCATCAGTTGTTGGCTGCTCCTCACCACCCACTCCGGCTTGTACCTGCTTGGCCAGCAATGACAACTTCGGGTCAGGTGATGGCGCAATGCCGTAGTTCTTGTCATCGACCGGGAACAGCATATCCCCCATCTGCGCGGCCCAGGCATCGGTCTTTTCTCGGGTGATGTTCACGAATGCCTGTGACTTTTTGGCGTCATCCAGCTCCTTAACAAACTTGGGCTCGTACTCGCCACGGTACTGGCGCAGGTCATCCAACCATCGCTGCTCGACCAAGCTGCGCTGCTGGAGTTGGTGCTCGAGATCGCGAAAGCGACTGGCACCGAACAGATCAAGGGGTGAAAGCTGCTCCACCGCCTCGCCAGGCAGTGTAATTTCGGTCGGGTTGTTCATGGGGTCAGTATCCTGTTACAGAATCGGCGGCGCGCTGCGCTGCCCTGGAAGCGTTGCTGGTGATGGTCTGCTTGCGGTCCCGCTCCGGCATAGCGCCGAGGCACAGGTACTGGCAGGCGTCGGATGGGTGGGAGTACTGGTTTTTATCAGGTTGCTCGGTGAACTTGGTGGCGCCGGCCACGTTGAGTTGCTTGTACTGGTAGCCGGTCTCGAACGCCTTGATGAGCACTCGGCAGTGCGGGCTGATGATGAATGCAGGCTGGCCCTTGCCAACCAGCCGGGACAACCACCACCGCACGCCCTCCAGGCGAGCCATCAGGTTGTTGGTGTGGGCTGGCTCTGCCTGGAATCCCTTGCGCTCGAGCACCTCATAGCAGGTTGTCTCGTCGGCCTGGCTGCGCCCCACACCTGCAGGGTCCCCCCAGATCACGACGCCATTGACGATCGTCGTCATCCCCGGATACCTGGCGTTGAGCAGCGGCGCCAGCTGTTCATCAATGAAGCGCTCGATCCCCATGCCGGTGGCCACCACCTCATCCAGAATGCGCAACTGCCCGAAGGCGGTGACCTGGCCGATGATGGCAGACGGGGTCAAGCCGAAGTCCATGCCGATGACAATGGGCAGCGATTTGATGGGGCCCAACTTGTCCTTGGCAACGTGCAGCTCCCGATTGAAGTGGTCGATGAAGACCGGCTTGCCGGTGGCCACGGTGGCAAAGCGGTTGCAGATGCGCGAGCGCACCCAGTTCAGGGTCTTGCCGCCGAGCTGGTCGAACCAAGCATCAAACCCTTTCTTGTTGTTCTTGACGTTCTCGGCCTTGGGGTTGGCCACGAACCGGCGCCCCAGGTAGTCTCGAAAATACCCTGCATCGATAAGCGCCTGCAGGTCTGGCGAGATGGGCGCCCCTGGTGACACCTCTACCAGCGCCCCTGGCTGCTCGTAGAAGCTCCAGCCGACCGGCTTGAGGGAGTTGCCGTCGTCATCCTGGCCGAACTCGAAGGTGTGCCACCAGTGGTCCTCATCAGGGCTGTTGGTGTCCATGATGAGCCCGCACCACGTCGGGCCGCCGTCCTTGCCTGATGGGTAGCGGGCCTGCACCGCCCGGGATGCCGCCTCGTTGACAATATTCAGGTCGAGGAACTGCGCCTCGTTAATCCAGACGCCGGTCATCTCGAGCGACAGCATCTTGCGAATATCCTTGGGCCTGTCCATCGACAGGAAGAAGAACTCCGCATCAATGACGGTCACCCCATCCGGGTGCGGTATCCGCATCAAGCCGACGATCGGGGCGTCCCACTTGATGGGGCACACCTCTTCCGGGATCCAGTCCTGAAAGGTCTTGATGACCGTGGCCTTGAGTTCCCCGTAGGTGTTTCGGATGCAGACCCAGCGAGTCTTGCGCACTCCGTCGGCGTTGGGCTCTTGGTTGATGGCCACATCCAGCATGAACATCACGCACCCAACCGACTTACCCGAGCCAACCGGACCGCGCACGGCGGCGATCATGGGCCGATCCCGGTGGATGGCCTCGAATGTCGGGCTCGGTTTGTAGGTGATGGTCCTAACCTCCATCACCACCCCCTTGATTCATAAAGCCCAGGTTCCACATCACCTGCACGCCGGTGTTGCGCCCCTTGCGCAGGATCTCGTATTCGGCCTTAGCCTTGTCGGTCAGCGCCTTGTCCTTTTCGGACTGCACCCGCTTGTGGTTGGTGCTCTCGACGATGTAGGGGATCTCGACGATAGTTTTCTCGAGCTGCACGATGCGGCCGAGCACGTTATCCATCGCCCTGGTGGTGGAGTTGTAGAGCTTGTAGAGGTCCATTCGCTGTTCCAGCTCTAGCTCGTCTGGCGGCAGCTCTAGGTCCTTGGCGATGCGGCCAAGCGTGAGCACCCCGTTACGGAAACCGCAACGCATGGCAATCAGTTCGTCGGCGAGGTTGGCTTTCACCGCATCCTCGATCACCTCGTCTGGGAAGAACTTGGCATACACACCATGCCGCTGGGCCGGCTGGGCAACTTTGGTTGTGCGCGGCTTATCGGTTTTTTTGCGGTGGTCGCGCCCTGGGTTGAGCGCATCGGTCACCTTGCCGGCAGTGCGGCGCGGCGGCCGCTTGGCTGGCGGCTTCTTGTCTTTGTTATCGGTCATGGTTATCTGGTACAGCGCTCCAGTGCGTCGATGTAATCGAGCAGGCGAGCCGTAGACTCACCAGAAAGAGAAACCCCGCCATCAGCGGCGGGGTTCCATTCCAGTCGTGGCACTGGCGGCGGGCAGTTAGGGTTTATGCTGCTCGTCGCGCACCCGGTCAGAAGCAGGGCCAAAGCGATCGGCAAAGCGCCCTTGCGGGTCATCGTGATTCGCATCATGATCCTCCTGTATCTCTCTGGCTCGTTGTAGCCGGAGCGCCCGCATCAACTCGTCAGCGAACAGCTCCAGCAGTTTCAGGATCGCGCTCACGGCTTTCGCGCCTTATCGGCCGGCAGGTTCAGCGCCACCTTATCCAGGATCTTGGCGAGGCCGGTCAGGAAGCCCTGCACCTTGCCGATGATCTCGTCATCCCTGGTGGATGGGGTGATCGCTGCGAGCTGAGCCAAGCCCTGCACAATCAGCGACGCAGCCCCGACAACCGCCACCAAGATCAGGAGCAGGTGGACGGCGGTATCAAAGATGTTCTCCATTTTTACCTCACAGGTTGCAAATCCGGCTGAGCCAGCCGTAGGCATTGGCCTCCTGCGACTCCTGACGCTCAGCCAGGGTGACGCAGTGGGCAATTCGAAGGGAGTTGACAGCCTCGGCCAGCAAGCGCTTGCCACCCGCGCCGCGCGCCTTGGCGAAGATCTCCAGCGCAGAAAGAGAACGGGGCCCGATGGCCCCGTCTGCTTTCACGTCTGGATAGAGTTTTTGTCGATCGTTCAGCACATTCAGCAAGCGCTGAAAGTCGGTGGCTGCCCGTCCGGGGCCGGAGTTGACCCCGTAGTCAAAAAGGTAGGTGGCCAAATCAGCATCGAACACCTCGATGGTGGAGAGGCGCAGCTGGTTCCAGTAGGAGGTGTAGACCTTGATCGCCTCCTCCTTGGGATAGTCACGCATATTGCCGGCATAGCCGAACTGACGAGCAGTGGCCTGAGTCACCCCCCAGCGAGTCGGGCCACCGCGATCCTCCGCACGGTCAGTGAACTTGTCACCGCCCTCGCGCTGGATCACCTCGTCAATAACTTGCAAACGGATGCTCATGCAGTCCCCCCCATGCGCGGCTTAATGATGTTCGACCAGACAAACCATCCCATCTGGACAGCAATCCACAGCAGGGTGGCAGCTAGCACCCAGTCATTGAGCGAATAGCCGGCCAGGGTCATCCCTGACACGACCACTGGCGGCGCAGACTTCGCCACCCCTGCCGTGGCCGCTGCCGTGGCCAATTCTTCCTCTTTCCCCATGCCCCACCCCAGAAACGACAAAGCCCGCACAAGGCGGGCCAGAAACGAAAAAGCCGGGCTCAATAAGAGTCCGGCTATGATGGGTAGATTTTGTGCCACGCGCCCGCAAATAGCAAGCAATCGCAGATATTGGTGACCGTCGAATTATTGGCGGTTGGAGTTTTTGAGCATGCGCCCCATGCCTGTGTAGGCGGCTTGCTTCACTCCGTAGTGGCTAGATGAAGCACCTTTTTCAAGGGCTGCGACAAGCTTGTCCTCTCCAATCAAACCTGTATCACCTATGGCAACCAGCGCTGCTTGCCGAGTTTCGTTATGAGATGCGCTGGCACCTTTCAGCAGCCCATTTATCAACTTATCTTTATTCATAATTACCACTCCCGTGTTTGTGCTTATTTCATCTTCCGGTACCGCTCCACCTGCTGGAGGAAGTAGGTCTGCATCTCACCTTTGTGGTTGCCGGCCTCGCTCTCTGCGGGTGTCTTGATCTCCGGGTTACGCTCTTTCCAGACCGCATAGGCGGCCGCCTTCTCTACCTCCACCCGCTCTTGTTGCTCGGGTGTCAGATCGCACAGATTGAAGCTCATGAATCGAGCTCCATCATCATGTCTCTGAAAGAGTCACCATGGCCGACCGTGCCTGCCCATTGGAACTGGCTGATACTCTTCTCGGCACAGCCTTTTATTTTTTCCCCAGCATCGTCATACCACATCTCTTCATCATGCAGCTCTATGACGCAAAGGCAGGCCTTGGTGTCGTAGAACACGCTCTTGATGTGCTCATGTAGCCCAAGTAACGCCACGCGATGAGTAAACATCAGCATCTCGGCCAAGTCGTTTGCCTTGGCGTATCTGGAGCAAATGGGGATGCCGAACGACAGCATTGAATCAACACTGGTCTGCGACGCCTTCTCATCGAAATAACTCATCAGCAACTCCTTTGTCTGCCAAGGGAAAAACACAAAGGCACCAAGAGGTGCCTTTGCCTTCATCGTTCGCATTGTATTTGATTGAGTCGCAACTGGAAGTGACCTACATCAGAAAGATCACGCCGCCTTGGCCTTATCCAGGTACTGATGGAATGCCCGAACCGCATCGGAGTAGCAATACTGCAGCTCCTGGGCGGCATTGCGCTCTGTGTCGGTGGTCAGTGCCGGGGCGGCGATGTAGCCGGCGTGGCAGTGTGGGCAGTCGTGTGGCTTCGGCTTGGTGAGCTCCCCGGTACCGGAGCATGCCGGGCAGCGCCCCCCCTGGGTGTCACGCTCACAGCGGGAGACGATGAGCGCCCGCACCCGTGCCGCGTTGTCATGATCCCCCAGCAGCTCCAGCTCCCTGGCTCGCTTGGCTTCACGGCGCCCATAGGGGTGATGGCGCTTGTAGAGTCGCAGTAGTCGCTCGCTGTCGCCATTCAGTTCAGCCACGTTCATCACCGCGCTGACAGGGTAACTGGTGACCAGCTGGCGCAGGGCGATGCCGTCGGCAAGGTGGCGGGCGCGGATAACTTTCACCCCGACAGAGTGCAGGCGCTCGGCGTAAGCCAGGGCGGCCAGCACCTCCTCTCGCCCCACACCATCCGGTGACCGGCCGGCGCGTTGCGACTCTGCCTCGATGGACACGGCCTTCGGGCCGTGCAGTTTGATAAGAAGCTCGATGCTCATGGGTTGGTCCTCTGGTCTTTGGTCTGGTCGAAAGCGGCAAGCAGCCAGGCGCGCAGCTGGCCGGATTGGATGTGCTCTGGCGTGGCCTCGATGACAGTCCACCCGAGCAGGGCGGCCTCGTTCATCTTGGCGCGGTCCTCCACGAACCCCTTGCCCCGGGTGTGCCGGCCGCAGGAGTGGATCCCGCCGTGGATCTCGACGGCGATCATGTGGGTGGGCCAAGCGAAGTCGAGACGCCAGCGGCGCTTGGGGTGGAATACCAGCTCGGTAGCGGGGTCAGGGAAGCCGACCAGCTGGGCCAGCACCTTGCTGTGCAGGGTATCGACCTGCTGCGCCTTCTTGACCTTGCTCACCACAGCCTTGGCTTTCGGGTTGTTGCCGAGCAGACGGCCGGCTTCTACTGCGGATAAGTGCATCACTCGAGGTGAGCCTCCATGAATCCGGCCTTGGCATTCTCCAGTTGCCCAAGCAGGGTGAAAGGCTGGTAGCCGTTCGCCCAGGCGCGGGAGCAGGAGTAATCGCTGTTGACCGTCACGATGAGGCAGTTGATGACCTCGCCGCGCTTGGCGCTATCGAGTATCTGCTCAAGGGTGGAGACGACATTGATGCCGCTCTCCTTGCTCACCTCTGCGAGGTTGATAACCTTGTCGCTCATGCGGCCCTCCCGATGGTGTTCTTGCGCAGCTCGGCCACTTCCCGGGCTACTTGCTCGAGCAGGGTCTCCTCGCTGCCGTGCTCCTGCTGCCAGGTGCGCGGTGCAGCGTGGAAACCGGTGGGGTAGCAAGCGCGGTGGTGCCGGGGGCATAGTGGCAGCACTCTGGTGTGCTCGGCGCGCTGGGCCATGCCAGACCCAGAGCGCACGTGATGGATTTCCGCGAGGCTCGGCCCCAGGCCGGCATTGCGGCAAGCGACGCAGCCGAGCGAGCTCACATCGTCCAGCCACTGCTGGTCAGTCTTGGTTTTGCTCATGTTGCGCCCACCTCCACACCATGGGCATCAAGCATCTCGCTCAGGCCCTTCACCTTCCAGCGCAGAGCCTGCATCTCACGCTCCTGACGATGGAAGTCATCGTGATAGCGCGCCAAACGCTGTGCTTTTTGCTCTGCATCACGCAGTCGGCGATTCATCACCTCAGGATCCCCGATCCGGCTCAGTACGAGGGCCATCATCTCCAGCTCAAGCTGATCATTCTTCTGGTGCGCCCAGACGGTTTCGGCTCCGCGTCCATTGTGGCCGAGCAGCATGCACACATGCCCGGAAAGCAACTTCACATGGCCGCGGCTGTTCACCCAGAGCAATCCCCAGCCATGCGGCAGATCGCCCAGAGTGATGATGCCCTCTGGGCACATGTAGTACCGATAGGTCCCCATCCCCAGCACCTTGCCATTGCGGTGCGGCTTCTTGGCATCGACGAGGAAGTCAGATCGAGAGACCTTCACCTCCACAAGGACGGAGCCACCGTTACAGCCCCAGCGGTAGCCCCAGGCGTCAGCCCGTTCTCCGCCATAGAGGCCGCCGACCTCGATCATGGCGATCTGGCAGGCCGGCCCCTTGTTGCTCATTGGGCGCTTGAGCCATGAGCAGGCAATCTCAGACAGGCGAGTATGGGTGAGTTGTTCGCTCATGCTGCCGCCCTCCCGTATGCCGCCACCCAGTCAAAGCCGCGGCGGGATTCATCCCCGAACTTCACCCCCTGCTGGGCACCGAAAGACTGGGCCAGCTCGATGAGATCGCGCATCTCACGCACGGTCATCTTGGAGGTGGACTTGCCCAGCACCACGAAGCCGTTACCGTCGATATTCGGCACCACGTCCTGCTGGTACAGGGCGGCGGAGAGAACGTGCTTCCAGTCCTCCTTGGAGAGCTTGCGGCCGTGCCAGTTTACCTGCTCGGCGATGTCGGTCATGACAGCCCAAAACAGAGCGTTCTGGGCCAGGCTGCGGGTCATCTCCTTGATTTCGATGACCAGCGGCTTGTCCTGGTCAACCGGCAGGCTTGCTACCAGCTGGCAGGCGCGGGCGCGGATTTCCTGGCTGCGCAGGAAGTGCTTTGGATATTCGCTCATCCTCACCCCAGCTTGGCTTTGTTGCGGCGCTTGGCTGCGGCACGCTGGCGTTTTGCGGCCCTGTCATTGCGCGGGTTGGGAATGCAGAATGAACTGGATGGCGTGAAGCGGATAGGGTCAATCCAGGCCGGAGCGCTGGCCGCCATAACGGCGGCGATTGTCATGGCGAATCTCATGCTGCCACCGCCTTAGCCGCGACGGCTTCCGCAGTGGGGAGCGGGGTCAGGTGGTAGTGCCACACCTGCTTGCCGTCGATGTTCTGGCAGCTGGAGTGCTTCACCCAGCCATGGCAGCAGACTTCTCGCAGTCTGGCGCTGATGGCGGCCTGGGTGTCAGCGTGGCCGTAGCGGCTCCAGCACTCGCGCTCGATGTCGCGCAGGGTGCGGGGCTTGCCGTCGCTCATGATCGCAATCACGCGGCCAAGCTGGGTCGCTACGGATAGATCTCGGGTATGTGGTTCGGTCATGGTCAGGGTCCTTTTGGTCAAACAGCCGGGTGGTCTAAGTCCGGCACCTTCGATGTTACGGCGCGTTATACCGCTTGTCACTGGTTGGCAAGGCCCTCCCCGTCAAAGTTATCCACAACCCCATTTGAGACACACCCTCTCAACACCAGTACTGGCGCGCCTCTCAGCCGCTCAGCCTCCTCCCCCACTTGCTCAGGCGTCGTGCCCTGCACCAGCCAATGCCCTGCCCCACGCTGACAATCGGTGCGCCCAAGGGCGGCGATCTCGTCAGCTACCTCCAGCTGCACCCGCTCCCCGCACCATCCCCGGACAGTCGGATAGATCACCACCCGACAGAACTTCGCGGTCTTGACTGCGGCGATTACGTCAGGATTGAAAAAATCAGCCATCCCATCCCCCTTTAGCAGGCTTGTTCTTGCTGCGATCCACTTCTGCCGCGTGTGCCATGCGCGCAACCTCTTGCTGGTCGATATTTGAGATCACCCCGTCATGGAACTGGCAATAGGCTGTGCCTGTCTTACCGCCACGGTTTAACCTGACCAACAACTCCATCACCCCGGCCATTGGCGAGTCGTCGTGATAAACCTCATCGCGGTAACAGCCGATCCACACATCACAATCCTGCTCAATCTGGCCAGTGTCGCGGCTATCGCTCGGCACAGGGCGCTTGTCTGCTCGCTGTTCAAGTCCACGGTTCAACTGAGTCAGGAGCAACACCGGGCACCCCATCTCCTTGGCCAGCATCTTGAGCGCCTTGGTTATCGCGCCATAAGCCAGATCGTTACGCTCAGCCTTGTCGGCAGTCATCAGCGTCAGGTAGTCAACAGCGATAAGGCCAAGCTGACCGAATTGACGGCGTAAGCGTCGGCTTTCTCGCACGACCTGATGCACTGTTAAGCCAGGCAGATCTGCGATATGGAGTTTGGAATTGCCAAGCTCTGCGGCAACAGCGTAGGCCTTGTCCATCTTGCACTGGTCGCTCATCGACTTGAGATCCTTGCCCGATACCCCGGACGCTTGAGATACCATCACCTCAAACAGTTCACCCCGTGTCATTTCGAGAGAGAACCCAACCACAGGGAGCTTTTTGACCAGAGCAGTGTGGTTGCAAAGGCTAGCCATTAGCGTTGTCTTACCCATCTTTGGCCGAGCGCCGATACAAACCAGTGCGGTTGGACTGATCCCCCCGGGGTAGAGCAACTCATCCAGAGATGGAATACCTGTTGCATAACCGGTCATCTCGCCAGGCCTGCGATTAGCGCGCCGATCAAGCTCATCACACCAATCCTGCACGATCTCACTGGCTGGAACTGCGATCCCGGTTACCCCACCAGACCGCTTGGCATCGACCTCTGACAGCAGCGACCCCATGGCCGCGAAGCGTTCATCTGTCGTGCTGAAACCTGGCTCAACCATTGCGGATATGCAGTCATGAAGCTTTGCCACTGCAAATCGCCGTTCTGCAGCACTACGCACGATCGAGCCATAGGTCTGAATATTCGCTGCGCTCGGTGTGTTCTTGGCGATCTCAACCAGATAGGCAAACCCTCCTGCCACATCGAGCTGCCCATCTTGCTCAATGCGGTTTTGCACGGTCATGATGTCAATCGGGTGTCTGGCAGCTACCAACTGGCTGATCGCCCCGAAAATTATCTGGTGTGGCCGGCTATAAAAATCGCGGTCAGACAATCCGAGATCGTGGAAGGCATCGCTACGCAGCATCAAGCCACCAAGAACTGACTGCTCTGCCTCGAAATTGTGAGGAGGCACAAAGCCCATGGCTTCATTCGTCATTGAAGCGCCCCTCCCTAACGCCTAGGTAGCAACGCTCGGTCACCAAAAAGTCCAAGTTCTTCGGCCTCCAGGATGACTCTCCATCGCGGCGCGCCCGGCTCTCGCACATCCAGCGGCAATTGGTGGCGATGAATGTCAGGTATGCACGCCAGCGTGTCTCGTCAAATTTGAACTTTCCCCAGAAGTTGCGGATCTTGGTTTTGCGCGAATCAGTCAGTTCCCTGATGGCCGGCATCTCAGGGAGTATTTCGTGGTAAGCATCCAGGATCGCCTGATACGGAGTGTTTTTTACTGTTCGCTTTTCGGTGGTTGCTGCTGGGGGTTCAGCGCTAGCTGATGCCCCATCAGTAGTTGTCTTTACTGTCTTTGGTATATTGTCTTTTGTGTGTCCGATTACCTCTGACACATGTGTCATGGTTTCTCTGACACTTTCTGTCATGGTTTCTCTGACAATGTCAGACTTCCTATGACACTCTGAAATGTCCCATTCGCTCAGGTTCTTGTTGGGTCCAATCTTGCTACCTTCCCACACTAGAACCTTCATGCGAATCAGCGTGTTCTTAGCCAGGCTAACTGCCTGCCGAGACAGCTTTGTGCGCTTTGCAATCTGGCTATCAGCAATGCGATCTACCTTTTTGTTGAACCCATAAGTGCAACGGCAGATAGCATGCGCAACCTTTTGCTCGTTCTTGCTTAAATCAGACTCAATGAGTGCGTCATACAGCTCGTTGGCTAAGCGGGTATAGCCATCGTCAAGATCTGCCACACGAACCTCCTGCGGCGCGCTATGTGGTCGTCTATCTGGAAATTTAAGTAACGCCGCCATCTCACACCTCCAGCTCGTCAGCCAATCGACGTACAGCCAATTCGTATTCGCGCTGAGTGAGCCCCTGGCTCTGCAATTCACGCTTCCTGAGCTCATAGAGCTCCCATGTTGATGGGGATGACGGGTTAGGCATGGACCACCTCCTGCTCGGTGTAGTCACATCCCGGGCATTCAAATGAGCGGTCATCGGTACCGGTGCGCAGCTCGCTGCCACACATCGGGCAGTGATCCAGATCGGAACAAAGGGAGTGGCCCAGCGGGGCCGTTGGGTTCATGGTCATGTTGAGGTCCTGATTAAGCCCGGTGGTGAAGCGGGCCTGATTGGTATGGGTTATGCGCTGGGTTGCTGCTCCGCGCGCTCGATTTTGCGGGCCTGCAGCTCACGAGCCAGGCGAACAGCTTGGCGATCGGTGCCGGCGGCGTGGGCGGTCGAGATCAACGGCTCATCAAGGGCCAGGGCCAGCTCGTGCATGACCGATTTCAGGATGATGTTGTCGCGATCGCTGACGTGCTGGGATGCCGGGCGCGGCGGACGAAGTGGCATGGTCATGGGGTTACCTCCCGAGAACGAAGTTGATGAGTTTTTGCAGGGGGCGCTTTGGCCGCTCCTCGTTGTATGCCGCCTCATCCTCAGGGGTGAACTGCAGCAGGCCGCGCTCGGGCAAACCGTCGCCGGCCAGGATGTCCTCAACGGTGACAGGCGGGTAACCCTGCTCGATGAGGCTCCGGTTGGCCCTTTTCACGGCTCTCGCCAGGATCTGGGGCTCATGCTTTGATATGGAATTGAGCAGCATCAGCAGCGAGGTGCGGGCAAATGCGGTTTCAGTCATGCCGACTTCGGCACCGACTTCCTGCCACACGGATCGGTGGCCGACGGTGCCGCGCACCCGTAGCGGGGAGCGGATATCGAGTTTTTCATGATCTGGGAGTGCTTCTCTTCCCATGGTGTTGGTCCTCTGGTGGTCTGGGGAAAGCTGGCCGGTGGTCAGGCGGCCTGCTGGGTTTCAGTTTGCTCGGGGCGGTAATCCTCAAGTCCAAAATCAAGGCGGCCACCGGAAGCGAAGTGAATGCGAGTGGCGTACTTGGCCGGGATGACCTCTGGCCATTCGGATACGGTGCTTTTGGTCACGCCGACGGCGCGCGCCATAGCGTTACTGCCGCCAAAAAAATCGATGGCTTGGTGTTTCTTCATTGGTCGGGGTCCTTTTATGTCTACTGGTAATACAGAACCCATTTTGGTTCGCTTTTCCGAACAAGTCAATCATCGGCATAGCGCACACGAAATAGGACAAAATGGGGGAGTGTTTTTTTATTCGAACGAGTGCGACATGACCTCTTTCAGAGATCGACTGAAATACATGCTCAATGAGCGCGGCTGGAACCAAGCCGATCTGGTGCGCAAGTCAGGTGTGAGCAAGGCGGTAATATCCGTTCTGCTGTCTGACCCGCTCAAAGATCTGCGCGTCAGCAGCCTGCTCTCTATCGCCAAAGCGCTCGGCTGTGACCCGCTATGGCTCTATACCGGCAAAGAGAGTGGCACCTACGTAGCAGATACGCACCTCGGTAAAGTAGCGGTATGGGAAATGTCGGACCTCACCAAGTACCAAACCGATGCCCTCTACACGCTTGATGGGCGCGACACCATATACAGCGATTACGATGGGCAACTGATCGGCATCATCGCCAACGATGACAACCTGGCCGGCTCTGGCATCAAGAGCGGCGACATCTGCGTTATCGATCTGGCAGATCGCACGCCACGCCACAACGACGTGGTCCTGGCGAGGATAGTCAGCAGCGAGCAGGATCGGCTGCTTAAGGCACTCGATGGCCTCTCTGGCATCACCCTGGTGACCGACGACCAGCGCCTTGGCGTGGTGCCCATCAAGGACGCGATTATCTTCGGTCGCATGGTCGAACTGCGCCGTAACACGAAAGAGTAACCGCACCAATTTCAATCAAGCCCGCATCGCGCGGGCTTTTTTGTGCCCGCCATTTGGAAACTGCAGCGCCCACAAAAAAATAGTTCGAAAAAGCGAACATTTTCTATTGACGCAAGTGTTCGGCAATATTAACCTTCACCTTGTTCGGTAAAGCAATCGAACAGACCAAGACCGATAGCAGCAAGGGGCAGCGTGGAAGGCGGCCAATCGTGGTGAAGGTCTTGGGGTGGTGGCAGTGAACAATGAGGCGGCAACTGCCATCGATCCCGCCTAGTTCGTAGCAACACGCGCCGCGTGTTTATCCGAACCGAGCTTGCTGGAAGGTGAGCGCACAACTGGGAGTGCATTGATAGGACACCGGCATCGGACCTAAGGCAGCGACAGGAAGGCCAGCAAGTATGGTCAGACTGGATCGGTCGAACCGCCCGGGCTGAAAGCAAGAGCAGTGCAATCCACAGTTGTGGTGAATACGAAGGCTGATTCGCTCGTTAACTGAACGCCTGGTGATGGCAATGCGAAAGCATCCACATTGTGCGGAATGGCGCGGTCACCGCGTAGCCATTCAAGCCGGAGTTCAGCGCCGGCCACCACAGCAACGCAAACCATGGCAAAAAACCAAGCAAGAGGACCAGCTCATGAATGTGAATGACCAAGTGCAGTACACCAACCCCCGTACCCGCATCACCGTGCCGGCGGTGATCATCAATATCACTGATAACGGCAAGCGCCGCGGTGGAGGCCTCTTCTACACCGTCAAGACCGAGGCCGGCAAAGAGCACCGGGCTCGGGCCGGAAGTTTGAAACTGGCAGCCTAGTGATTTTGCTCCCGCCAACTGCGGGAGCACTCAACCGAATGATCACTACCTCAGTGCTCATTCGGATGAACAGAACCATAGGCACCCAGCAATCAGGACCCAGCCCCTGACCAGGGCAGCAGTGAAAGCGCCTGACCAGCGCGTAAGAACGACAAAGCCCGCACAGGGCGGGCTTTGAAGGACCGGGGGACCACCCCAGTCAGAGACAGCTGGGGGACCAACCCCAGCAATCGGACCCCATCATGACGAATCAAGTGGGAATTAGCGAGGACCAACTCGCCAACAGGAGTGAATGTACCATGACCAAGCGCATTTTTTCCAGAGCCGCGAAACACGCTGACCAGATCGTTGCCGCCATCGCTGACCAGCTCAACGGCAACGCCGCCCGCCGCCGGGCCATCAAGCAGCGCCTGCACCTGGCCATGCTGGCCACCGAGCGACACCAGATTGTTGCCGCCCGCGCTGCCCAAGTGCGCACTACCGGCTTCACCAAGCACAGCGCCCTCCTCCACTGGCGCGCCGAGTTCCACCGCAACGCCGTCTGACCCGGGTCTGGCGCTTCCCTCATAGCGCCGTAGCCAAAGCCTCTTTTTCAAGCACCGCAAGGATGCTTTGGCTTCGCTCACGCCAAATTCGGCCGAGCTCGCTCTTTAACAACTCGGAACCGGCTCACAACCACTAATCCCGATGCCGGTAGGGATGCGCCGATAACCCGTTAAATCCGGAAAGCGGCGCGTGAATGTGAACGGCGGCCACTGGCAACAGTGGCCAGCCTGGAGCCCCTTGTATCAGGGGGTTGCAGGCTGAAAGTAGCTATTAACTGCACTTGACGGTAAAGGCTCCCTCTTTCTTTGTAACTGAAATATCGACATTCGCGATCCCTGCGGTCGTGTAACCACTTCCCGAGCCAACTGGGACGCCATCTCTGTATGCGACACACTCAACTTTGCTTTTATCACTCTCTACGGTGATAACCGCACGGTACTCACCATACATGCGGCTTGGATATTCAATATTATGGACTTTTACTTCACCAGCTTGCGCTAGAGATCCGGTTGTTACCAATGCGAATGCTGTAAGCCATTTCATCATGATATTGTTCTCCTTGATTTATTTGCCCTAGGCCCGGCGCCTACTGGACGTTTACACGGGAAGTTGACAATCATGCCAATGTTTCTAGATACTGTAAAAGCAATGGCAAAATCCATTGCCGGGATTGGCGTCCTGAACCTACAAGAGCGCATCGACACGCGCTAGCGTGTTTTTTTATGCGCGGCCCAGCAGTACCTGTCAGTTATGGCGGGCTGGGCGGGGGCCCTTCGGGGCGCCGGGTCTCTTGTAGCCGGTACGCCAACCCTGCTCAGTTCGCCACCAGATGATTGGCGTCATAGGTGGCGATTCACTCTACAAGAGGAATTGACCATGAATACTCAAGCCATTGCCCCCGCTATCATGCAAAACCTCGTCGCCGTTGTCGAAAGCGGCGCCCTGATGACCACCTCGCTCAAAGTCGCCGATGCCTTCGGCAAGCGCCACGACAACCTGTTACGCAAGATCGAAACTCTCGGATGCTCGACAGGGTTCAACGCCCTCAATTTTGAGGCGGTTGAATATCTTGATCTGAAAGGTGAAACCCGTAAGGCGTGGAACATGACCAAAGATGGGTTCATGTTTCTGGTCATGGGCTTTACCGGCATCAAGGCGGCCGCCATCAAGGAAGCCTATATCGCCGAGTTCAATCGCATGGCTGATGAACTCCACCGCCGCGAACTGGCGACGCTGACAGACGACATCCCCTTCCCGCCAGTTGCCAGCGAGCTGCACAAATGCAGCGGGCAGCAACTAGCCAAAGCTCTCTGCCATAAGCTGGGCGCCACCCGTTACATGCTCAGCATTGAGCCAGACAGTGGCAGCATGAGCGGCCGCCGCGGCGGTGACTGCCTCACTCTCTGGCCGGTTGCCGACTGCGCCCACGTCATTGACCCAACCGACCCGCGCGACATGCAGCGCATGCTCGACCTGATGAGCAATGACGACCTGACCGACCTGATGAAGCTGACCCTAGCTTCTGTCACTCGGCGCACCAAATCGCTGATGCAGCCGCGCTAACCTGCGCCAGTTTCAACCAACAACCCCGGCCATCGTGCTGGGGTTTTTGTTTTTAACAACCACAGGACCCCGACCATGAAAAATCTGACTGAAGCCCAGGTGATGGGCTTTCGCGGTGCGATGGTGCCACCCACCCGCCGCAAGTACCACATAGACGCAGCCCCATCCGCCGAACAGGCACAGATGGCCCGCAACAAAGCCTCTACCCGCCGCGCCATCGAGGAGTACCAAGAGCGGCGCGCCCTGCGGCTTGAAATGGAGATCTAGCCATGACCAGCGAAGCCACCATGCTCGCCCTGCTGGAAAGCCGCGAGGCCGAGGCCAATGCCGAAGCTGAGTGGATTGCCCAGTGGGTTGAGGCCAACTTTCCACTGCTGCTGGCCGGCCAGCTCGATACCGACGCAGCCAACCTGCTCGCCGAGGTGGATGCCGAGCGAGCCGCCCAGCTCAACCAAGCCATCTACCTGCTGATGGTGTCCGGCGACAAGGTGCCGCTCACCCTGCTGATCCAGCAGGTGCTGGACGCCGGGCTGAGCACCCTCGCCCAGCAGGCATGGAATGACCACGTTGCCCAACTGCACGACGCCATGAGCGAGGAGCAGTGGCAACAGTACCAGCACAGGAGCGCAGCATGACCATTAAGCACACACCGGAACCGTGGCATGAATGCGCGGAGGGGAAATGCGGCTGCGGTCAGATTCTTGGCCCAGAGTCTGTCTACATAGCCACAGTGAAAGACCCAGCCACTCGACGCCGCATCGTGGCCTGCGTGAATGCATGCCGTGGCCTGCCCACTGATGAACTGGAGCAGAAAGGCCTTGTCGCTGCCGTTGGCACCCAGTTGCTGGAGGCTGATCAGCTGCGCGACGAGCTACTTGCTGCGCTGGAGGAGGTTCACCGTATCGCATCCAACAGCAATATGACCCACAACATGATGGTAATTCGCGATCATTGCGCTGACGCCATCGCCAAGGCCAAAGGCGGTGCAGCATGAATGCCATCGCCGACACCTCCTCCGCACACCCGCTGGGCCGGGTGTTCGGCCTCTCCAACGAGGAGTACCACGCAGGCCCCGGGGTTAGCAAAAGCCAACTAGACCAGATCGCCGAAAGCCCGGCTACCTATATCTGGGCCAAGAACGCCCCACTCGACCAGGAGAAGCTCAAGGCCTTCGACATGGGTAGCGCCATCCACTGCCTACTGCTCGAACCGGACGAGTTCGAAAGCCGCTTCATCATCGCCCCACCGTTCAACCGCCGCGCCAACGCTGGCAAGGCAGAAGAGGCCGAGTTCCTGGCAGGCTGCGCAGAACTGGGCAAGACGGTGATGGATGCCGAAGAAGGCCGCAAGCTCTACTTGATGCGTGACAGCGTGATGGCCCACCCGGACGCCCGCTGGCTGCTGGAGCAGGAGGGGCACAGTGAAGCCTCCTTCTACTGGATTGACCCAGAGACCCAGGAGCTGTGCCGGATCCGCCCAGACCGCCACTTGAGCAATCACCCCATCATGATCGACGTGAAGTCGGTGGACGATATGGGGCGCTTCGAGCGCCATGTCGAGGACTTCCGCTACCACGTGCAGGATGCCATGTACTCCGAAGGCTTCCACCGGGTGATGGGCGAGCAGTCGGATTTCGTCTTTCTGGCGGTCAGCACCAGTGTGAACTGTGGCCGCTACCCGGTGCGGGTGCGACCCCTGACTGACGACTGGAAAGATGCGGGCAGGGACTTGTTCCGCCGCGACCTCCACCGCTTCCACGAATGCCGGGTCAACAACGACTGGCACGACTTCAAACCCCTCCAGCGCCCAGCCTGGGCGACAAGGAAAGCAGCATGAGCAACATCACCAGTATCAAGCAGCAGGCGGCCGATAACTTCGCCGCCCAGTTCCCCATCCTAGTCCAGCGCGGCATTGACGAGCCGACCTGGAACGCCCTGTGCAACACCATCTACCCAGGTGCCAACCCCGATTCGGTGGTCATGGCCATCGACTACTGTAAGGCCCGCGGCCTGGACATTCTGCTCAAGCCGGTCCACCTCGTCCCCATGCAGGTGACCGATGCCCGCAGCAAGGAGAAGGTCTGGCGGGATGTGCCGATGCCCGGGATCGGCATGTACCGGATCCAGGCCGATCGCTCCGGCAACTACGCGGGGGCCGACGAGCCCGTGTTCGGGCCGGATGTCACAGAGGAGTTCCAAGACCCCTACAACCAGAGCGCCAAGATCAAGGTCACCTACCCGCAGTGGTGCAAGTACACCGTCTACAAGATGGTCAATGGCCAGCGCGTTGCCTTCCACGCACTGGAACGCTGGAAGGAGAACTACGCCACCCAGAGCAGTAAGACCGAGTGCCCCAACGCGATGTGGCGTAAGCGGCCCTATGCCCAGCTCGCCAAGTGCACCGAGGCGCAGGCGCTGCGCAAGGCCTGGCCGGAGATCGGTAGCGAGCCCACCGCCGAGGAGATGGAAGGGAAGGAGATCATCATCAACGAGATCCCCGGCAGTCAGCAGTCGCAGGCCAGCCCAGCAAAGAGCCGTGCCTTGGATGCCATCCGTGGCCAGAGCGCCGAACCGGTCACCCTAGATCACGAGCAGGTGGCTGAGCATGCCCAGCCTGCCCAATTTGACCACGCCAGCGCATACGCTGACCACTGCGCTGCTATTGAAGGTTCTTCTTCCAAGGATGAGTGGCATAAAGCCTACACATCTGCATGGGATTGGGCCAATGAGACTGGCGATCGAAGCATCATAGCCGGGATCAAGCAAATAGCCGGCGAGTGCAAGCGTAAATTCGACCCGCAGCAAGCGTAACCAACCACTCAAACCCATCAAGCCCGCCAACCAGCGGGCTTTTTTATGGCTCACCGCCACAAGGACCACGACATGACCGAGCAAGCCAAGACCGACACCGCCCAGACCCAGCTGGTTATCATCGAACCGACCACCGCCGTTGCCCTGTTTACCGAGGGGCATGGCGTGGCTGAACTGCTGGCCGACATTCGCCAGAAGGCCTCCAGCCTTGTTCCTGACGTGACCACCGCTAAGGGGCGTAAAGAGATCGCCAGCGTCGCCCACGCTGTCGCCCGCACCAAAACCTATATTGATGGGCTCGGCAAAGATCTGACCGACCAGTACAAAGAGATCCCCAAGCGCATCGACGCCAACCGCAAGGTGCTGCGCGACACCCTGGACGCCCTGAAAGACGAGGTGCGCGCCCCGCTCACCCAGTACGAAGCGGCAGAAGAGGCCAGGGTGGCAGCACTGCAATCCCGACTGGCTCGTATCAATGAACTGGGATCCTCTGCCAGCATCGAGATCGCCGCCGCCGACCTGCAGGCCATGCTGCAGGAGGTCGAGCAGAACGCCCTGGACGACTCCTGGCAAGAGCTGCTGCCCCAGGCGACCGTCGCCAAGGAGCTCGCAACCAAGCGCCTCGGCGAGGCCCTGTCAGCCCGCCAGAAGTACGAAGCCGAGCAGGCAGAGCTGGAGCAGCTGCGCCAGAAGCAGGCCGAACAGGATCGCATCGACCGCGAGCGCCTGATAGCCGAGCAGGCTGCGGAGCAAGCCCGCCTCCAAGAGGAGAATCGCCAACGACTTGAGCGTGAAGCCGCCCAGCACCGCGAGCTGGAAGCCCAGCGCCAAGCCCAGGCCGCCCGTGAACGTGAAGAACAAGCCCGGCGCGATGCCGAAGCCGCCGAGCTGGCCCGCCGGCAGGCCGAAGCCAACGCCGCACGCATGGCAGAGGAGGCAGCAGCCCGCGCAGCCGAGCAAGAGCGTCAGCGCATCGCACAGGAGCAGGCTCGCCAGCAGGAGGAAGAGCAGCGCCGCGCCGCTGATGTGGAGCACCGCCGCACCATCAACAACGCAATCCTGATGGACCTGATGGGGCTTGGCATCGATGAGGATAAGGCCGTCAACCTCATCAAGCAGATCGCCGGCAACAAGATCGAGCACATGAGCATCAACTACTGACCAACAAGCCCCGCCGCCAACGGGGCTATTGCACTCCCAGAGGACCAACCATGACCACGCTGAACCCCAGCGAGGCGACCAGTCTCGCCCTGAACACCCTCACCAGCCAGATCCGCAACATCCTGCTGATGCCGGACGGCCCGGCTAAGGCTGCCATCGGCAGCTTTGAAACCCTGCTCACTGCCAACCTGACCATGATCAGTGAGTCCGCCAACGCCCACATCGACGAGCTCAACACCCTGATCGGCGAGCTGGAGGCGCGGGATAGCGAGTTGCTCACCCAAGCCATCCTGGTCAGCCAGCTTCGCCAGCAGATAGACGAAGCCGAGCAACGCATCACAGCAGCACGGCAAGAAGGCGCCGCCGAGCTGGATGCCAAGGCCGACGAGCTCTACAAGGCGCTGCGCGTCCTGAACGATGTCCAGACCAAGTACGGCGCCCTGCAGTACACCTCCCGCCAGCTCGAACGCCAGTTGAGCGACCTCAACGCCATGGATCCTGCCGGCATGAAACGTCGCATCAAGGAGAAGAACGAGCTGCTGGAGCAGCAGCGCACTGCGATCGCCAAGCACAAGAGCAACGAGGCCGCCTACCGTGCGGAAGTGTTAAAGCTGGAGCGCCGTATCAGTGAGCTGCTGAGCGCCATCAACGAGCAGGATCGCGAGCTGGAGCGCCGCCACACCGTCATCATGGAGCTGGAGAGCGCCCGCGCGGCCAAGCTGGTCTGGCACAAACACCTCGGCAACACCTACAAGGGTGAGGATGGCACGCTCTGGAACGTCTACCTGGTGGATCATGGCCTGAAATCCAACCTCCCCTACCTCATCAACGACCTCAACTGGAAGCTGCACGCCATGAAGTCCGATGGCTCCGGCTGCTCGGTCATGCTGAGCCAGTGGATGAACCCCATCTACCCGACGCCCTATGGTGCCGGGGCCCCGGACGAAATGACCCGGGACATCTTCGTCTTCATGCAGGAGGCCCTGGAGCAGAGCCACCCCCACCTGCAGCCGCGCACCGAATGGGCCAAGACGGTCAGCATCCATGAATGCGGCCTGCCGCCGCGCACCATCAAGCCACTGGAGGAGGCCGGGATCGACACCCTCTACAAGGTGATGAGCCACCAGGGGAACAAGCTGGACAAGGTGAAGGGGATCGGCGAGAAGCTGGTCAGCCAGATCGTCTACGCCTGCGAGCTCAAGGTGAAGCTGTGGGAGGAGCAGTTCGCCGCCAGCAAGCAGGAAGAGCAACACCAGGAGGCAGCATGAGCACCCAGCAAGCGAAAAATAATTTTCTGCGCGACACCTCTGAACACACCATGAAGGTGCATCGTGATGATGGCCTTTACCGTCACCTTGAGTTTTCTAACCGTGGCAGTTCTGTCTACCGCTTCGACCTGGTTACATGGCCTGGCCACCTCACGGTCTGCGGCGACATGGGGACATGGACATTCAGCCGAACCGCAGACATGTTCGAGTTCTTCGGTGGCAACTTCGAGAAGGGCGTCAATCCGCGGTACTGGGGCGAAAAACTCCAGATGGGAGCTTCTGGCCGCCGCGATGAAATCTGCATGGAGTTTGACGAGGAATCCTTCAAGTCTGGGCTGCAGGAGTGGATAGCGGAGCTGCAACAAGATTGTGAAGAAGATGGCAAGGACTGCTCAGGCATTATCAGTGCGGTCAATGAAATCTGCGAAGAGAGCTACAGCCACGAGTTTCAGGCCTGCCAGGCTATCCACGATTCAGACCTGCCAAGCCAATATGAGTTGATGGAGGGGCTGACGATGAAGCGATACAGCCACCACTACCTGTGGATCCTGCACGCTATCGTCTGGGGGATTCAGCAGTACAACGCCAGCAAGGAGGCTGCCAATGGCTGACTACCGCGGCTCCACCACTCCAGAAGCAACCCGCGACATGACCCAGACCCCGCTCTATCTCTTCCGGGCGCTGGATCTTGAGTTCAACTTCGCCCTCGATGCCGCCGCCCTGCCGGAAACGGCGCTCTGCGAGAAGTACCTGACACCGGATATCGACGCCCTGAGCGTGGACTGGGGCGACTTTATCAGCCCGTCAGTGCGCTCGCCTTGGGCATGGCTCAACCCGCCCTACTCCGATATAGGGCCGTGGGTAGAAAAGGCCATCGAGCAGCAGGGGCGCGGCATCGGCACCGTCATGCTGGTCCCCCAGGACACCAGCACCGAATGGTATCCCGGTATGCGCGCCAGCGAGGTGCGGCACATCACCGGCTACCACGATGCCAATGGCAAATGGCGCAACGGCCGGGTGAGCTTCATCAACAAGGCCACCGGCGAGGAGATGAAGGGCAACCCCAAGGGCTCCATGCTCCTCATCTTCGCCCCAAACTGGCGCGGTGAATGCCGGATCCGCGATGTCAGCAAGCTCACGCTACTGCTTGCCGGAGCAGAGCCCATCAGCGCTGCCGCCTGATACCCCCAATCCATCCACCGCCAGCCACACAGAAACGGTGGATAAGTCGAGGAACCCCATGAAAACCACTGAAAACCCCTACTGCGGCGCGGTAGTCATCGGGTTGGGCGTCGTCATGCCACACCCCAAGCTGCGCGGCAAGTTTGTACTGCCTGGCGGGACCATCTGCAGCCGGTCACAAGCCGAAGCAGCCGCTAAGAAACTCCACGACCTGCAGGCGAAAGCCCGCAACTAACCAACCAAAGGACCCCGACCATGTGGTTTAAAAACCTTCAAGTTTACCGTTTCACCCGCCCGTTCGAGTTGACCGCCGAACAGCTGGAAACCCAACTGGAGGCGTGTGCCTTCACCCCCTGCGGCAGCCAGGATATTTCCCGCTTTGGCTGGACCCGACCCTTCGGCAAGCTCGGCCACACCCTGACCCATGCCGCCAACGGCCAGATCCTGCTGTGCGCCCGCCGCGAGGACAAGATCCTGCCGACCGCCGTCATCAAGGAAGCGCTGGCAGAGAAGGTGGAGGCCATCGAGTACGAGCAGGGCCGCGCCCTCAAGAAGAAAGAGAAGGAAGCGCTCAAGGAGGAGCTGCTGCACACCCTGCTGCCCCGGGCGTTCAGCCGTACCGCCAACACCTTCGCCTGGATCAACCCGGCCGACGGCCTGCTTATGGTCGATGCCTCCTCCGCCAAGAAGGCGGACGATGTGCTGGCTCTGCTTCGCAAGTCCATTGGCAGCCTGCCGGTGGTGCCGGTGGCGCTCAAGAACCCACCCGAGATCACCATGACCGCATGGCTGCAAGAGGGAAATCTGCCAGCAGCTTTCACCCTGGAGGATGAATCCGAGCTGCGCAGCGCCATGGAGCACGGCGGGATCGCCCGCTTCAAACAGCAAGACCTGATGACCGACGAGGTAAAAAACCACCTCGCCAACGACAAGCTGGTCACCAAGTTGGCCCTGAACTGGGGTGAGCGCCTCAGCTTTGTACTGGGCGACGACCTCTCCATCAAGCGCCTCAAGTTCAGCGAGGACATGCGCGAGCAGAACGACGACATTTCCAGCGAAGATCCGGCCGCCCGCCTGGACGCCGACTTCGCCCTGGTTACCGCAGAGCTTTCCCAGTTCATCCCAGCCCTGTTCAATGCCCTGGGTGGTGAGGAGGCTCCGCTATGAGCAAATACCGTAAAGGGGCGCTGTACATCCGGCGCATGAGGGAGAGCGATAAGACTGAAAGCTTCAGAACCTCATTTCGCCTCGCGTTCTACAGCATGCAAATCAAGTCAGGAAAGTTCAAGAAGGCGTATGTGCTGGTGCGGCACGGCGACGATAGCGTGATGGAAGTCGGTCGTAGCCGGGCAGACATTATGGGGCAAATGATTTTTGGCAACACCAAGGGTCTGAGCAAGCGACAGGCCATGCGCAAATGGGGTAAGCGAGTATGAGCGAACACACCAAGGGCCTTCTGGCCCTTTTTCGTAACGGCAAGTCGGTCGGCTCTGCCGATGGCACCGGCGTCTGCGAAGTCTGGCCGCGGGATGAGAACGGCTTTCCAGACGGCGAAGGCAGGGCCAACGCCCGCCGCATTATCGCCTGCTGGAACCTGCTGGACGGCTACGACACCAAGGAGCTGGAGGGCGTGAGCCTGGCCGAGTTTGTGGCCAACCACGCCGAGCTGGCAGAAAAGGCCATCATCGCCGTTTACACCGGCCTCTTCGCCGAACGCGACGCCACCAACTATCTGGAAGTGAAAGGGGCTCGGCCTGAGCTTGGCCCATTCACCATCACCCTGCAGCGCACCGAAGGGCTCACGCCGGTTGAGAAGCTGGAAGCCATGACCAAGCAGCGGGATGCTTTGTCGTCAGCTCTTGAGTGGACTGACGAGCAAATCATGGAGTTTATCTCCATGGCGTTCCGGCACGCACAAATCAAAGGCGACTTTGAGCTGTCTGATGTGCGCGACGCACTCAACATGATCAAGGCCAGAGTCATGTCCAATTTGGAAGGAGAGCAATCGTGAAGCACGAACTCAAGATAAAGCCGGAATACTTCGCTGCCGTTTTCTTCGGCGAGAAGACCTTCGAGATCCGCAACAACACCGATCGCAACTTCCAGGTGGGCGATACCCTGCTGCTCAAGGCGTGGGATGGCGAGTTCACAGGTGATTTCGTGGAGAAGGTGGTCAGCTGCATCACCGACTTCGAGCAGAAGCCGGGTTATGTGGTGCTGGGGCTGGTAAACCGCCGCGAGCACGAACTGCTGGAGAAGTTCCACTGCACCGGCGTGGCAATAGAGCGCGCCATCTCCACCGGCTCTGTGCTGGCTGACCACCCGCTGAAGTCACGGCTTGAGCTGCTGGCCAATCACCACAAGCGCGAGATGGAACTGGCCGCACAGCTTTCCGACGCCACCCGCCAGTGTGGGGTGATGGCAGAGCTGCTGCGAAAAGCAGAGCCACTACTGCAATCCCATGCTTCGCATCTGTATGAAGAAGGCCACTGGGATGAGGCTGACGACATTCGGACGACGTGCCTCTACATCGAGGACGCCCTGGCAGGCAATCTGCCAGCACCGAGCGTCATCGAGCCAGACAACCTGCGCTCCCACCGGGACAGCTGGCAGAAGGCGCTGGCTCACCTCGTCGAACTGGAGCAGGACCGCGACCAGCGTGAATACTGGGAGCACGAGCTGCGCGCCATGTGCGCCATGTACCTTGACCTCGACCGTCTCACCGCCGGCCGCGACAGCGAGTGGACAGACGCCACCCAGGCTCCGGCTGCAGATGACTACCGCGAGCTGCAGGCACAGCACGACGCACTGCAAAGCAAGTACAAGGCCGCACAGAAATTGGTGCGCGATATTGTGGGCTTTGACAGGGAGCTTGAGGGGGATGATGGGATTGGCACCATGGCAGATCGCATCGACGCCCTACTAGCTGACCAACTGCCGGATCCTGCTGTGACAGTAACCGAAACCATCCGCACCGCGCCGGAGCGCATCTGGCTGCAGGTTGGCGATCAGAACCACTACCACAGCGAGCCATTCCCGAGCGATACCGGCGAGGTGAGTTGGTGCGCCGAATCAGTGATGTCCTGCGAGGTGCCGTATGTGCGGGCGGATCTCGCTGCGCCGGCGGTGTTACAAGGAGGTGAGCCGTGCGTTTTCGCGAGCCCATCATCCAGCCCGGACTGACCCGCACCGAAGCCGAAGAGACCCGCGCCAGATACCTCCGCATCAACCCCGGCGCCCGGGTCACCATCGACAGCCAACCCGACAACCCCCAGCTCAAGACCCTGATAGCCCACCTCCCCGTCCTGCCGTTTCGGCAGGTGCTGGTGCCGGGCTTTATCGGGTACCGCGGCTGGCGATGTTGAGGTGTATGCACTTTGACCGACACGTCAATTCTAAGGGGGTATACTGGCAACTCATTTAAACGGAGGTACATATGAGCACCATCAGTGACTACCTAGAAATGACCGAAGAGTCCTATGAGAGTCTGAATCTTGAGTGGCTCGAAGACACAGGAAGCAGCGGTGAAATGGTGTACGAATACTACGCCTACATCCCAGAGGATGCAGATCCTGATCTGCTAGAAGAAATGGGGTGGAAGCCTGGCCAGAAGATTACTGCGCCACCGTGGGCTTTCGATGAGCCAGATTATGACGACCAGTAACCAAGCGCCGCAGAAATGCGGCGTTTCACATTTCAAGCCCCGGCCAGTCCGGGGCTTACTTTTGGAGTTCCCCATGAATATTGACTTGGAAAAACTGCTGGAGCTGGCCAAAGCCTCAACGCCTGGGCCTTGGGCGGTAACCGCTGAAACCCCGCAATTCGGAGACTGGAGCGTCAGGCAGGATCCTGCTGACTGGAATGGCAGTGGCTACCAGCTGATCTGTTCTCTTCCGTCTGCCAAAAAAGGCGGGCACTACGGTGAGATGTTCCGCGCCAACGCCCACTTCATCGCCGCCGCCAACCCAGCCACGGTCACCGAGCTGGTGAGCATGGTCAAGGACTCAACCCTGGCCTGCATCGCCGACGTTCAGGCTGAACCTGAGTTCCCAGGCGACGCACCACCGGAGTTGATGAAGTACATCCGCCAGTGCATCGAGGCGAAGGATGAGCAGCAACTGCTCCACATGATGCGCATGGCGGTGTCCATCACCAAGAAGGGTATTCAAGAGCGCATCGCCGCCCGCACCGGGATCGCTATTGATGGCATCTTTGGCCGCGTAGTGCACGACCAGTGCAGCTGTGGCGAGCCAATCAGTGTCGAGCTGAACTGCCCGCGCCGCACCAGCCGGACCGACAAAAAGCGCCCCTTCTATCCAGATGAGGGATTGCCAGATGGGCTGGATCCTCAACGCTACAGCGAACATGGTTCCAGCGTGTTCCGCTGCCGCAAGTGCGGCGAGCCGGTTGGTGAGACGGTGCCGGCAGCAAAGTATGGGGAGGCTGAGTGATCCATGGCGAAAATCTACATAGCCGGGCCGATGTCAGGCCTGCCCAACTTCAACCGCGACGCCTTCAACCTGGAGGCGCTGCGCCTGCAAAGCCTAGGTCATGTGGCACTCAACCCCGCAATCCTGCCGGATGGGCTGGAGCAACACGAGTACATGGCCATCTGCATCGAAATGGTCAAGATGGCCGATCAGCTGGTCATGCTGCCGCACTGGGAGCGCAGCGCCGGGGCTACCGCAGAGCACGCCCTGGCCATCAAGCTCGGCAAGCCGGTGATACTGACCTCAATCCTGCATGAGGAGGCGGCATGAAGCCACGCATCGAGAAGAAGCTGAGCAAGAAGCTCCACGCCATCTTGGGCAGCCTGCTGGGTGAGGTCTGGATCGACAAGGAGCTGGAGCTGCACCAGCCGCACTGGCGATGGCGCAACGGCGACGACCGCCCGCCTCTCACCGGCAACCAGGAACGTCAGAACCGCCAGATGCGGGTCAGCGTGAACCATATGCCGAGCATCGGCGGTGGCCTTGATTATTGGGGTGAAGGTGAGGACTGGCACTCAGTCCTCTATGTGGCAAAGGATGTGCTTTTGTGGCACTTCGGAGAGGCTGATGAGGTGGCGCCGGGACAGGACCCCGACACCATCAATCCATGGCCGAAGCTCAAAGCCAATATGACCGGCGCCTGGGTCATCAAGCACGCCAAGCTTTACGCCCTACAGGAGCGGGCTAAGGCAGCCAAGAAAGCGCACGACAAAGCCCTGGTTGAGCAACTCAAGGATGATGGGGTTATCCAGTGGGAGGCCGGCAAGGGCTGGATAGGCCAGTGTGTCTGCTGCGAGCAGTTCACCCCCATCTATTGCAACCCTGCTGAGTTTGACCCGAACAGCCACTACTGCGGCGGCTCGCCGCGCTGCTGCCCATAGGAGCTGCAATGACCAAACAAAAGGCGGCCGGGATCGCAATCCTGGCCATTAACATTCTGGCCGTCATCGTGGCGGCAGACCTGTTTGTGAAGGGGTGAGCGA